AAGCAACTTTACCAAAAAATGCTGCTTTTAAATTTGCTTATTACACTTCTCCTCGAAGAAGGCCGGATAGCCCGCCATTTCCATTATGTCGAATCGGGAATGTTACGTCAGTATTACTACAAAAACGGGCATGATATCACCGAACATTTTTCGTGTGAAGATGATTTGGTATTTTGCATCATCAGCCTGTTCAGACAAGAACCCACACGCTTGATGATCGAAGCCATCGAACCGACCGTGGTGTACGACATCCCCTATACCGGTCTGCAAGAATTGTTTGTTTCTTATTCCTCTATTGCCCAATTATACAAGAAAATTTTAGAATGGGGCCTTATGGTATCCCAGAACAAAGCCGACTCCTGGCGATTCGAAACTGCCAAGGAACGCTATAAACGTTTTCTAAAAGATTTTCCCGAAGCAGCCAAAAGAGCCCCTATCAGCCATATCGCTTCTTATCTGTTGATGACTCCCGAAACCCTCAGCCGCGTGAGGGCTGAAATCTTCCAGGAATAAATTGTAAGATAGGTGATCAGTAAACTTTTTCTAAGATAGTACCAGTCCTCAAGAAACCCCATGCCCCGGTCCCATGGGTTACAAAAAAAGAGTTAGATTTTCATCTAACTCCTTAATTTTCAATTTGTACCCAGGGCGGGAATCGAACCCGCACGTCTGTTGAGGACACTGGATTTTGAGTCCAGTTTTGTGATCTTCTTTTATAAATTGAAAATTAAGGAGTTGGATATATTTTTAGTAGAAATTTCTACTGGTTTTCTACTGGTTTAACATTTCCGTCTAAGCCACTACCTGATTCTATTGTTATATTTTCTTTTTCGGTCATTTTGCCTGATTTTTGGCTTATATTTAAGTATTAGTCATTCAAATAGTTTTTTGCACTTTCAATAATTTCTTTTGAATAATTATATAACTCTTCAAGAGACGTAATTAGGTATTTTGTTCCTTTTTTATTTTCATCAAATACTTCAAGATATTTATTCGATCGATTAAAATGTAAACGACAGATAGGTTTTCTATTGTTATCATCTAGTAATATGCCAAAATAAGAGATGGTATCTCTATATATAACTCTATTTAAATCAACAATCCCATGTAAAATTGATTTTACAATATAGAATCCTTGCAATTCTTCTTCTGTAGTTACAATTAAATCTTCTCGGCTTTCTTCTTGTATTTGTTGTTCCTGATCTTGAGATTTAATTTCATCAGTTTGTGATTTTATTACCGATTTAAGTTTGTCGCTTATGTAATCACTGTTATACTGTTGAAAAGCTCTTCTTAACATATCTCTAAATTGTTCAACAATTGGTTTCGTGAGCATTGACGGATATACTTGTTTTGCAAAGTATTTTACAAATTCATCAGAAGGATCAGCTATTTCTTTAACGATTAGATTTCTTAATTCTGTAGTATATTTTAACTCACTTGCAGTATTTAGAATAGATTCAATATCAAAGTAACTTTTATGAAATTCTTTTAACTTTTCAACTTGAACCTCTTTTAAGTCTTCTATGTTAATCTCAAAAAATGGTTTGTCATCCATTTTATTTGGCTCTACTAGGTCAGCATAGAACTTATAAATTATGCCGTTTGTGAGTATACCAAATTTAGCTTTAGATACATGATAGTACCTTAGAAGCTGCCCACTATGTAAATTTAAATCTTGCTTCCAGTGTTTGCATTCGATTAATATAATAGGATCTCCATCTTTACAAATTGTATAATCAATTTTTTCACCTTTCTTTGTTCCTATATCACAAACACATTCTGGTATCACTTCTGTTGGATCGAAAATATCATATCCAAGAGATTGTATGAATGGAAGTATAATAGCTGTTTTTGTGGCTTCTTCTGTTGCAATACTTTCTTTTAACTTGGATGCACGCTCTCCAAGTATTTTAATTTGATCTTTAAAATCCATGTATTATAATTTTAAATTAGCACACGACTTTTTTCAATTTTGTTTTCTCTGATGGCAAAACTCTATAACCTTAGATATTTTCTTATCATCTCCACCTTCCATGTGATCGAATATTTTTTTGAGAAATCCATTTTGATCATTTATTATATCTAATTGTCGATTTATTGCCTGATTATTTAGGCGAGTACTTTCAGCACTATTTTTTTCTTGATCCTTAATAATACTTAACTGCGCGTTCATTGTATCAGTTAGCATTTTTACAACTTCGGTGAAGTCACTCATAATATCTTTTATTAATATTAATACTTTTTCATCAGTATTAGTTATACGTTCTTCACTAAAATTTGTTTCTTTTTTACTCATGTTAACCAACCTTTTTTTGTCCAGGAATATTATTTTCAGAAATAAGATCATCTATTTTCTTGCACAACGTTTGAAGATATTTTCCTTGATTATCAAGTGATTTTTGTAAAGATTCAATCTTATTAAACATTTCCTTCTGTTCTTCAATATGTTTTTGCTCTTTACTATTAGTCACTTGTTTTAATATATTAGCCTGATCACTGATCACAGACAATAAGGACTTGATTGTTTCGGTCTCACTTTTATTTGCCTCTGGGACTTCGGGAAGCTGAATGTCATTTTGTGAATCTGATTCGGAAATATTTTTAATCATTTCTCCTTCTCCACCAAGAAGCCATTCAGCAGATATATTCAATGATTTATCACCAAATATTTTTTCTAAAACATCAGCTCTTGGAGTACTAAGCTTACCTCCAACAATGTCTTTTAAAGTTGGTTGTGGTACATTTATTTGTCTTGCAAACGAACTAGTGTTTCCATTAAATAATTCATTCACAATTCTTTTAATTCTATCATTAATTGTACCCATATTTGTTATTTATAATGTTTATAAATAAATGATATATCACTATTTTTAGCACTATATGTTTTGAATTAATGAAATATCACCATATCTTTGCCTTGTGATTAGATGAAAACACTAATCCATGAGCATAAAAAATAAATAATATACAAACATAATAAAAATGGATGAAATAGCAATTAATAAACCAAAAACTTTAAAAAGCCAGATTTTAGATATGCAGGCTGGAATGTGTCTTTTTGTCCCATTCCGGGAATATACAGAGATGCACGTAAGAAAAATAGTAAGGTTTCTTAATCGGGAAGGATATTCTTATAAAGCAACGAGTGCGGGTGTTATAGACGGGATAAATGTAATAAGATTGAAATAATTATGAACCTGATCCTCCGAAATACCGATCGTATCGAAATGTCGATGGCTGAATTTATTGATTTCACCAAGAGCGTTGTCAAGGAAGCCGTTGCCGAAACTTACGGGGAATATATTAGCCGGAATGAAGCAATTAGGCATTTGGGCAGTCGGAAAAAACTGGAGCAAGCAATCAAAATGAAGTTGATTAATCCTGATAAGGGAAATGGGAATCAGAAATGGCGGGTAAAAACCCGGGAAGTCATTGAAGCATATAAAATAATTGATAAACTATGAGAACTTTTTCAATATTAGCCTTTCTTCTTGCCCTTGGAATATTAGGATGCAGTATTTACGGAGGGCAGTACCATAGTCTTCCTTTCGCAATAATGTCCGGTATTTTGGGTTGGGCGATGTGGCCGGAGAAGAAACAGGACTTCGGTAAGTCTCTTCGGAATAATAAAACTTGGAAAGAATAATTTTTATAATATGGAAACAAAAAAAATCAGAAAACAAATTTTAATTATAGCGATCCATTTAATTATAGCGATCGTATTCTTTGGATTTTGGCTGCCATTCAGTATCAGCCACGAATCGAACGAACTTCCTATGCTGGGAGCATTTACACTTGGTGTATATGTAATTTTCTATTTCCCCATTATTTATAAACTAATCAAAAAACTGAAATGAAAAAACTATTATTTGCAATTTTATTAGGAGCCTTGTTTGTTTCTTGCTCTAAAGTTCCGGCCGGGAATGTAGGTATTAAATTTTATCTCCTTGGTAAAGACAAGGGTGTCGACTACGAGGCACTTGGTCCCGGCCGTTATTGGATCGGTATTAATGAAGAATTGTTTTTATTTCCCACCCAACGTCAAAACAAGGTATGGAGTGACGATGAAGAAGGTAACCGGGGCTTTGAATTCCAGAGCAAGGAAGGAATGAAATTATCGGCAAATGTCGGTATTGAGTACCAAATCGAAGAAGTTAACGTTCCCCGGGTATTTGAAATGTACAAAAAAGGATGCGAAGAAATATCTAATATCGTTCTTAGGAATGCCGTCCGTGATGCATTTAACAAAGCATCTTCCACCCGAACAGCCGAACAAATGTATGGTGAAGGTAAGATCAGTTTTATTGAAGAAGTAAAGAAGATAGCAACAGAGAAGGCAGCCGAAAAATATATAAAACTAAATGATATCTATTTACTCGGGAATGTAGGAGTTCCGGAAAGTGTTACGATCGCCTTGAATAATAAAATTAAAGCTATGCAGGAGGCAGAACAGAGGGAGAATGAAATTCGGGGCGCAGAAGCTCAGGCCAAGAAAGATATCGCAAAAGCAGAAGGCGAAGCTAAGAGCTTATTGACAAAAGCAAAAGCAGAGGCAGAGGCCAACCGAATTATTTCAAATTCCTTAACCCCAACTCTAGTCGAATACGAAAAGATTAAGCAATGGAATGGGATTCTACCACAGGTACAGGGGAGCGGTGCTTCTATTGTCAATTTGAAATAAAGATACGTAATGGCGGAGGAATTTAGCAAGGTTTGGTCCGGCTTAAACAAAGTAAACCTAACACCGTCCCCGGGTGAAAGTAAGGGGGGAACAGGGTGCGGAACCTGTATAAAAATATGTCGTGAGTTCTTTGGTCCGGTGACATTCTTTTCTTCACACCACAACATCTTCAAACCGGACCTTTTTTAAGTGACAACAAAGTAAGTGTTTGTTTCAGCCTTAGTCCTGTCGGGAGATAGCACGAAAGGCAAGATTTTAAAAGGGAAAAGTTATGAACGACAATGCAAATGTAAATGTAAGTGACAAAAAGGATAAAGAAATTGAAGATCTTAAAAAGCAGCTTAGTGCAGCCAATGCGTCTTGGACAAAATACTTCCAGGAATGCGAAACCATTAAACAGGAACTGTTAAGGTACAAAGAGCTGGTAAAAGTACAGAGTGCCATTATCAACAACAATTAACCGTCCGGGGCAGTCCGCTGTAACTGTGGCCATATCTTGGGCTGTCCCGACAACCCGCCTACTTAGCTCAGTTGGTAGAGCATCGGTTTTGTACTCCGAAGGTCATCCGTTCGAACCGGATAGTAGGCTCAAAAATTTAACAATAAACAAAATGAATATGTACGGAAACATTTACAGCTCAAACAAAAGAGGGAAAGTCGGCAAAGGAAGAAAATTTGACCACATCCAGCACATCCCCATTGGGAAAGACCAACGAGGAAATACAATTTACAAACACATTTTCCATCGGTCAGAAAACATAAAAAAATCCTGAACGGTTCAACTGGGGTTCGATTCCCCGGCAGGAACAAATAAAAAGTAATTGATTAATAATAAATTGAAGAAAAATGTTGCGGAATTTAGAAAATATTTGGTCGAAAATCTTGGTTAATTCAGAGGAATTTGCCATGTTTGCAGTGCCAAACATTTATAACCTCGGTATGTTGTGTTTATACATATCGAAAAATTCGCAATATAGCGGAGTTTCTCTGACACATAATTCTTTGAGGTTATGGGTGTTTGGCGACATTTGGAGAGGCTCCGCTTCTTCTTTTGTCCAAAAAATTATTAATCAAATTTTTAGTTGTCAAATGCCAAACACCACTGAAAAATTTGAAGTAAAGGTACAAAGTGTACCCACTTCACAGACCAAATCCCAAAGTAAATTAGAAAAAGAAATCATCTCTATCCAGAAGAAAGTATCCAAGCTACAAGAGGAATGCAGACACGAACGAAATGAAAAGTATCGCCTGCTGTGCTACATTAACAGGTATTGTTCAGCACTGTTCCCTTACTTCGACAGAAGTAACCCGGTTGATTCCAAAAACTGGGAAAAGGTACACCGTCTCCAGCTGGATCTGGATAAAGAAATAAAGTAAGGCCGTCCCAGTCGCCAAACTAACGGCCTTACAAAAAACTCTAAGCTCTTTGACATGTTGACAGACAATAACAAACACGCAGTTTGTCGCTGCGGGCTGGTGAACTACCGGGCAATACTCCGGTAGTGGCGGAAGTCGCGTGTCAAAGGCGCATTAAGCCAGCAACGGGTTGTACTGGAGTACTTAGAAAGAGGTTCGATTCCTCTTACCCGTCACATTTCAAACAACAAAACAAAAGTATGGAAAATAATCAAAAAACACAAGAGCAGCATCTTACCCATTGGAAAAGACTGGTAAATCCTGATTATCTAGGGGTATATTCTTTGGATAACGGGAAGGACATGACATTAACTATTGACCGGATCGTCCGGGAAGTAGTAACAAGTACTGGAGGCAAAAAAGAAGAATGTACAGTAGCTTACTTCAAAGAAAAAGTAAAGCCGATGATCCTAAACCGTACCAATTCAAAAATGATTCAGAAAATATACAATACCCCTTACATTGAAGAATGGGCAGGGAAAAAAATAACTGTATATGCGTCCGCGACAAAACTTGCCGGAGAAGAAGTTGAATGTCTTCGTATCCGTCAGCTGGTTCCACAAAATCCGGTTTTGAAAATAGAGGATAAAGTGAATTTCGATAAATGTAAATCTGCGCTGCAAAACGGATATACAATCAGTCAGTTACGGACCAAATGGACAATTACTAAAGATGTAGAGCAAGCTTTGACCAATGAAGGAATTTAAAATCAGATGTTCGCAAATAGGGAAAATAATCGGCACTGGAAAGGGAAATCCGCTAACCAAAACTGCCATGTCTTATTGCAAGACATGGCTAAAAGAACAACTATACTGCCGACGTTATGAGTTTCGTAGCAAATATACGGACAAAGGGCATATTGTTGAAGATGAATCAATCGACTTTATCGGCGATCAACTCGGGTTAGGATTTTTGATAAAGAATGACAAACAGTTCGAAAATGACTACTTTACCGGAGAGCCGGACATAATACCGCCTAATATTGATTTGGTCATAGATGCTAAAAATAGTTGGTCTTGGGAATCATTCCCCATACTTGAAGAAGAAATTCCCACATTGGACTATTATTGGCAATTACAAGGATATATGAGCTTAACAGATAGGCATCATGCGAAACTTGTATATGTATTGTCGGATACTCCTCAACATCTTATTGAAAGAGAAGCTCGAAGATACTGTTATGACAACGGTTTTGAAGAACTTGATATTGACATATACAACAAGTTCTTAGCAGATATGACGTATACAGATGTTTCAAACAACTTAAAAATAAAAGTATTTGACATTGAGCGTAGTAATGAAGACATTGTACTTGCCAAAAATAAAGTAATTGAGTGCAGAGAATACATTTCAACCCTATTAAATCAAATAAAATGATAGAACTACAAGCTATAGGTAACATCGGCAAGGATGCCGAGCAGAAAACAATAGGCGGCAAGTCATACGCCTCATTTTCAATCGGTGTAACAGAAAAAACATCAGACGGGAAAGACAAGACAACATGGCTCCGGGTAATGAAATACGACAGCGAAGGTAAGTTGACCGCATACCTTACAAAAGGGAAAAAGGTTTGGGTACGTGGCAATCCCTACTTTTCTGCTTATGTCAGTAAAAACACAGGTGAAGCCATCCCGGACACGACTATATGGGCTGACAAACTCGTGTTCTGTTCTTCAGGAGAAAAGCAGAATGGACAGCAAGACACCGGACGGCAACCGCAAGAACAGCAAACAACGGATAACTATTACGACGATCAACTTCCTTTTTAATCATGAAAACAAAAATTTGCATTAGATGCGGCATTGAAAAATCTATATCTGAATTTTACGTTCATCATGAAATGAAAGATGGTCATCTGAATAAATGCAAGATGTGCTGTAAAAAAGATGCTGCTTTTAACTATAAAAAGAAAAGCAAAAATGTGTGGTTTATCGAAGCGGAAAGAAGAAGAGGTCGAGAGAAATACAAACGATTGAATTATAAAGAAAAATATCCTCCAGATAAATTAAAATCCAACGCAAAAACAAAAAACCTACACAGATATCTAATATCGGCAGGATATGATATGAATATGAAAGAAGCTCATCACTGGAATTATGACTTACCAAAACAAGGCTTCATTTTGACGAGAAAATGCCATAAGTTAGTCCATAAATTTTTGACATTTGACGCCAAAACAAGATGTTTTAAATGGGGAGACATAATTTTGGACAGTCTTGAAAAACATTATGATTTCATAAAACATGTGTTCGATGAAAATAATGTTAATTCTGATATCATTTGCTTTAAGCTATGAAAATCAAACTCCTTAACACTTCCGTCGGTCTGAAACCGTTATACGATGAAGATTTCGAGGAAAAGAAAAAGTTGAAAATCGGAGAGGTTTACGAGGCCACTATCAAGCGGCCTCGAAACCTTTCCTTTCACCGAAAATATTTCGGACTCATTAACCTTGCCTGGGAATATCAGAATGAGATAGCGGTAGAGCATTTCAAGCACAGCATCGAACTATTCAGAAAAACGGTAGAAATGGCAGCCGGATGGTGTGAGCCGATATACTCGATTGCCCGGAAAGAGTGGATTGAAGTTCCGAAGTCTATTGCTTTCGATAAAATGGACGAAGACGAATTTCAAAACCTATACGAACGTGTAAAGGACGTATTATTTAAATACTTCCTCAAAAACATTTCAGTTGAAGAATTTGAAAAGAACCTTATTAATTTTTGATGAACTCATACATGACCAGCTCCGGCGAATATGTTCTTAAATCGGTCATAGACCGCCGGATTAGAGCAGCCAAAGAAAAGAAGATAGCCCAGATGATTGAAAAATATGGCTATCTTTTCTGTGAGGAATGTCATAGAAATGAGGCTGCAGGTATTCCACTTGATTGTTCACACGATATTCCAGTAAGTGAATGTCAAAAAAGAGGCCAATCGGAATTAGCCTGGGATGTAAATAACATTACAATCAGGTGCCGGGAATGCCACCACAAACATGATCATCAATCACAATTTAGTTTTCCATGAAAATCCCATCTACCCTTTCTGCTCAAATCCTTTCCTTTCTATTTAAGGATAAAGCCGGACTAATCAGGCATCTCAAAGAGATACAAGATAGCCCGGTTTCTTTTTCGGATGTAAAAGGGAGGGAAAGACAAAGGAAGGCGGGGATACTGGTTAAGAAACTTGAAAAATTGAAACATTAAAATTATGACAGCAACCTATTTTGAATCCACAGTAAAATACGAAAAAGTAAATGAGGATGGCAAAGCAAAGAAAGTGACTGAATTATACCTCATAGATGCAATGAGCTTTTCGGAAACAGAAGAAAGGAGTTGCAGGCAGTTATCCGAAATAGTTCAGGGGGATTACCTCATTCAATCCCTGAAACGGTCAAAAATAACAGAATACATTGAATCAAATGACGAAAACGATGACCGACTCTACAAAGCAACAGTTAAAATAACCGATAGCGATAACTTCGGCAAAGAGAAAGAATCCTCAATTCATTATCTAGTTGCCGCATCAAACATCAACCGGGCATTGGATAACCTCGAAAAATCACTGTCAACATTTGTAATACCCTATGAGATAGTAAAAATCGAAGATACGAAGTTTGTAGAAGTGATCCCCTACATACCGGACGACAAAGAACGCATACCGGACAATTTAAAACCACAACAATAACACTAAAACTATAATATCATGGAAAAAATCACAGACAAAATTAAATCCTTCGAGGATGCTTGCAAGCATCTCAGACTTAACCCTAACGACCTGCCGGTTGTAGATATGCTTCCGGAGAAAGATAGGAAATCAATTATCGCATTCTACAAGCTTACAATTATTATCAGAGCATTGAATGAAGGTTGGGAACCAGATTGGTCAAATTGGGATGAATGTAAGTATTACAACTGGTTTTACGTTGAAAAAGGAGAAGACCAGCGTTCCTCCGGTTTTCGTTACGACGATGCGTACTGCACGTATACGAGCACGAGCACCGGCTCTCGGCTTTGCTTTAAGAATAGAGAATTAGCCGAATACGCCGCAGAACAATTCAAAAAACTATATCGTGAATATTTACTCATTCTTTAAAAGAAAAAACATGAAGAAGACATTAGAGATAACGGAAGAACAAGCAAAGAAACTCTACTTTGAAGCATCCGAAAACTTCAAAGAAGTACTTGAATCGAACTTCGGGAAGACAACATTTCTGAAAAACTTTCAAGACGCAGTAAAGACATACTATGATGCTTGTGAAATCATAGGAGAAAAGCCGATTGACGAACAGCATTTAATGGACTGTGGACTCGGAAAGTCGGAAATCGCATTCATGAAATTGAAAACAATCTTCAAAGCTGCAAATAAAATGAACAACGATTGGAAAGCAGATTACTCCAATTCAAGCCAGTATAAATATTATCCGTATTTTGTTTGGCGTTCCTCCGGTTTTCGTTACTACGATGCGATCTACACGGTTGCGTGCGCGGACGCCGGCTCTCGGCTTTGCTGCGGTACATCTGATGATGCAGAATACATCGGAAAAAAATTTGAAGATTTATATAACGATTATTTTGGATAATGGAAAATAATGATGATGGAAGCCTGGGATTTCTGAATATTCAGCCCGATGAAGACAGGAAATAAAATCTTACATTAAATTTTGCAATTATGGATAATAGCCGTATATTTGTGGTGTTCAACTGCCAAGACGAACAACATAAATTACGTTAGAAGGGTGTTTTTATGCCCTATTATTTCTTGAATTTTCAAGTAAAATATAGGCCGTCGAAATTCCTTCGTTGCATAGCCCTTCATCGTAAGTGTTATGTTCGTCTTGGCAGATAACGGGAAAGTCGGCGGCTTTCTTATTTTTATCAACTTATAATTCATCAACGTAATGCCAAGACGAAGTGAATCTGTAAGTAATGTGAATCATAGTACCATTACAGCACGTCCACCCCGACGAAACGAGGGTAAATTACTTTCCGAAGTAAAAGAGTTGCAACAACAACTAATCCAAGTAAGACAAAAATTAGAGATCGAAAAGAACTGCAAGAATCAGGCGTATTACTTTATTCTCAGTTCCGGCAACTTCAGAAAGTTTGCTGAGTTCCACAAAACGCATAAGGCAAGCCTTGATTATCACGGAGCTTGCATGGCGCAGCTTTATCTTGATTCATTTACTACAAAATAACCCTACCATGAAAGAATTAGTTTTAAATTCTAATGGTCAACCTGTGACCAATAGTGTACTTGTTGCCGAAAAATTTGGCAAACAACACAAAAACGTAATTGCCTCAATAAGAGCAATTATTGAACAAGCTGAAAATTCAGCCCGTCAAATGTTTGTTGAAAGTCAGTATGTTGACAACAAAGGCGAATCACGACCAATGTTTATAATGAATCGTGACGGCTTTACCCTTTTAGCAATGGGATTCACCGGAAAGGAAGCATTGCAATTTAAGCTTGAATTTATCAATGCTTTCAATAAAATGGAAAAACAGTTAAAGGAACAACACAATCTTTCCCCGGCTGAAATGCTTCTTAAACAATGTCAGATCATGGTAGAACATGAAAAGAGATTGTCAACCGTTGAGCAGAAAGTTAATGAGGTATTAGCTATTCGGGAAGAAGCGCAGAAAGACATGTTATCACTCCCTCTTTCTACTGATGCTGTTCCTGAATTAAGCATGAGAGATAAAGTCCGTGCTTTGGTAAACAAATATTCCATGCACTTCAATGTTCCTCAAAAGAATGTGTGGGACCATATTTACCAAACCCTTTATTACAATTATCACATTGCACTGCGTTCCTACGCCAGAAAGAAAAATGAGAGTCTTATTGATGTAGCTGAACGTGTAGGCGCATTGGATAAAATGTACGCAATTATTTCAAACCTATCAAGGCAAAACGGATTAGTAGCATAAATTCCTCTTTAATAAAGAATCAGCATGAATATAAAAGGACAGATAAAGTTAAGGGTGGATGCCGTTAACACCCACCCATGGTTAGAACTATTTCCGTACTCTTACAGTTGTTCTTACAGTAGTACGTACTTGGGTTCTAACCCGAACTTGGATTTTAGCCATGATGTTACTTTTTAAGTTAAACAAAAAGGAGGTTTACTCCCCGGCCCGCTTTGAGCCTTGCCATATCTCGCTGCGGTACGGGCTAAAATCCGCTACAAAGTTAACTGTTTTGTAGTATCTGTCCTTTTTAATAATAAAATATATGCCCCGCACCCCGAAACCCAAACAACCAAAACCGATCATTTCCCGGCTTTCAACAAATTATTCCGACTGCCTGAAATGTATCTACTACCAACCGTGGAAATTCGGATTGGTTGATTGCCCGTTTTCGGTGGTGCCGCATGAAAACTGCGTGGACAGAAAAATTGAATGTGTAAATTATAAAAAAACATGATTGAAAATACTATTAAAAAAATTGAGCAATGGGTTGTCGACAGAAACCTGCATACCCAGGATCCAAAAGTACAGATGTGTAAAACAGTTGAAGAACTCGGAGAACTGGCCCGGGCAATAAACAAAGGCGATAGGGAAAAACAGACAGACAGCATCGGGGATACGGTTGTCACTCTCATCTGTATATCAAAACAACTGGGTATTGATTTCAGTGAATGTGTTGAATATGCATACAACGAAATCAAAGACCGGAAGGGGAAACTTATCAACGGGATATTTGTAAAAGAGGCGGATTTTGTATAAAAAATTAAATAAAAAATCATGATAGCACTAATTATCACATCCTTATCAGGAGACTACTCCGGTATTGCTGAAGAAGTAGAAAAACAACTCCAATACCAAGACAAAAAGCAAGAATCCGATAAAGTTGTAAGTATCCATCAGTTCGACATGCTTTCCCGGTCCTATGATGCAAAATTTGACGAATGCGAAAAACTCAAAGCCCAAAATCAGGAATTGGAAAAGTCAAACATTAAACTCATGGAAGAGGTTAATAAATATCGGTATTTCATTGAGTGCCAGAAAAACGAAATTGAAAAGCTGTGATATGGAATATGGAGAATTGTTAAAAGACCCTCGCTGGCAAAGAAAGCGACTGGAAGCCATGCAAGCGGATCGATTTACCTGTCAGATGTGTTTTCACGCTGATAAACCATTAAATGTACATCATAAAAAATATATTCAGGGAGCGGCACCATGGGAGTATGATACAAGTGATTTAATCACTCTTTGTGAAGATTGTCATGCCAAATATCATCGTGATGTTACTAAAACTAAAATAATGGCTAATATGCTTATAAACATTTCTGAACTATTAAAATCAGCAATATGATATGGCGAGACAATTAAAAGAAGGATTGAAATATTTTTCTTTTGATGTTGATTTTTTTGATGATGAGAAAATAGGTGCAATTTCTGGAGAGTTTGGGATAAAAGGAGAAATTACAGCAATAAAGCTGCTATGTGCGGTATACCGGAATGGATACTTCGCTGTGTGGAATGAGCCGTTAAAAATGAAACTTTTAAAATCCCTTCCAGGAATAAACTCTGAATTACTGGACCAGATCGTGAATCGCTTAGTTAGGTGGGGGTTCTTTGACAGCTCCTGCTTCAGCTCGGTAAAGATTCTGACTAGTGAAGGTATTCAGAAGCGATATTTTGAAGCCATTAAAAGAAGAAAGCCCAAGGAAGAATATCCTTATTTACTTATTAATGTAGACAATAATGCAATAAATGTATGCAAAAATGACAAAAATGTATACAAAAGTACACAAAGGAAAGGAAAGAAAATAAATAATCCCCCTATAATCCCCCTTTTGGATTTTTCGTCGGAAGGAATAATCCCGATTGAAAATTTGAAGGAAAGAATATTTTCCGAAGAAACGGCATGGATTGAGACCATAGCAATGAAGCAACAGCTTAAACCCGATGAAATAATTAAGTGGGTGAACGATTTTTTTGACGAACTCGAGTGTATAGGTGAAAACATGAAAAGCCTAAAAGATTTCAAATCCCACTTTTTCAGGTGGCTTAAAATCCAACTAAAAAACAGAAAGGAGGAAAAAGATGACGGAAGACTTGAAAGTTGGTAGACAGAACTCACCAGACACGGAAAAAGCCGTATTAGGGGCGATGATGCTATCTAACGAAGCAGTGACCGATGTGGTGTCAAAGCTAAGCACAGATGCGTTCTTTGACCCCAGAAACCGCATAATCTTCGATGCCATCCGGGGACTGAACGACAAAAGCATACCGGTAGACATGATTTCGGTAGTCGAATGCCTTCGCCAGTCCGGCAAGCTAATTGAAGCAGGCAACGCATCCTACGTAACCGAACTCACGAACCTGTCCGGTTTCGGACTTGCTCGCACGGATCACTATTGCAAACTGCTCGTTCAGATGCAGATAGAACGACAACTGGTAGTTATGGCTACCGAGATAATCCGGATGTCTGACGAAACAAACGACGTTTCAGACACCATTTCATTCGCTGATAGGCAATTGCAGAAAATAAACGAAATCATTTCCCTGAATAGTCGTATGGAACATATATCGTCGGCAGTCGAAAAAGCGGCTGACGAATCGATATTGAGGACGGAAAACAGACGGCAAGGGAAAATGTCAGGCGTAACATCCGGACTGAAAGACCTGGATAAAATGACATCCGGATTCAAGGGGTCCGAACTGATAATACTCGCAGGACGCCCTGGGTCAGGAAAGACAAGCGTGATGCTTCACTTCGCCAAGGTCGCCGCAAGAAATGGCGTCCCGGTGTGCATCTACTCCCTCGAAATGGACAGCATCAGCCTTGCCGACAGGCTAATCCTTTCAGAGACGGACATCGAAGCGGACAGATACCGGAACGGATACATATCCAACGAAGAGTTCAACCAAATCGCATCGGCAAAGAAAAGACTTTCCGAACTGCCGATATACGTTGACGACAACCCGATAGTATCCATGCGCTACATCCGTGCACACTCTAAGAGAATGTCAAAGCAGGGAAAATGCGGATTGATACTCGTAGATTACTTACAACTCGCTGATATGGGCGAAAAGGGGAAAAACCGGGAACAGGAAGTTGCACAGGCGAGCAGACAGGCAAAGATAATCGCGAAAGAGCTTAATGTGCCTTTTATCCTTTTATCCCAGCTTAACAGAGCTTGTGAAGAACGGGCGGATAAAAAGCCACAGCTATCCGACCTTCGTGAATCAGGAGCCATCGAGCAAGATGCAGATAAGGTTATATTCGTTTATCGTCCGGAATATTACAAGCTGAAAGATCCTCATAACAACCCGATAACCGGAGAAGGTGCGCTCATAATGGCTAAACAGCGCAACGGAGCCGTAGGTGACGTGAAATTCAGGTATAATGAAAGTCTCACGAAGATATTCGACTACAACACAAACGAATCCGGAAGACCATTTTAATAAAAAATCACTGAAACAATGAAAACATACGTAATAACACTATCAAAACAGTTTCTTTCCGGACATAAAGAGGCTGGGAAACCGACAAATTTTAGAGATAAATTCTTGCTCGGAATAGGCTGCCCGGACTGTAAAACCCAACAAGACTTATCAGGTGAAAACATATCGCCTTGCAATAGTTGCATAAGAGCGTGTATGTACCCTAAAATACATACAATGCGGTCGAATTATTCACTTTGGGAGAAACGGATTTCAGAGGTTGAACGCGGTGAAGCCTGCTTATCAATCCGAGAATGGACAGGAAATCCATACCACAGCAAGCAGATTCAAATTGCCCGACTGACAAAGGACGACGGCGTTGGTATACAAAAATTGGAATTTCTTGATGGAAAAATCGGACTCCCTCGCATCGGAATTGTGTATCAGAGAAAAACAGAGCTCGCTTCAAATGACGGACTGATAATATGGGATTGGGAAGACTGGTTTAGAAATTACGACCTTTCAAAATCTATGGCAATTATTCACTTCACAAAATTCCGATACGAACAATGAAATGCCATTACATATACACCGATGATGGTCAAAAGGTGCTCATTCCCGGTTGTATTGGTACGGCGGCAATGGGTATCGAGCACTGCACCTGTCGTTCTGAAAATACTCCTGCGTGTTTTGAGAGAGAACGATACAACAAAACCGTCAATGCTCTACGAGCGGAAATAAAGGAGTTGGAACGCGAAAACGCCTGTCTCAATAGGATGATCAAGAAAATTTACCGAAAAAATGAAAATCGTACAAGAAGAACCACAGAAACTAAAAACCGACTATGAGATAGTCGCTCCTGTCAAACAAGAATACAAAAAAGTCGGAAGTATAAACCTCAAGAGGGGTATGACACTATACGAATTTGACTTTAAGACGCTTGTTTTGAAACCTGTTCAGATAGACCGCAGGCAAGCCATGGTAGACATTAATGGGAGGCCAGTCAAGAACGCAAGAGCAACATACAATCCGAATGCTCTCTATATTCAGGCACTGAATATGAAAAATGCCGAGAAAAAAGTAATAAAATTCTTGAAAAAACACCAACTCATAAAAAATGAAAAATGAAACGATATGAGAGAAAAATAGAAAAGTTTGCAAAGCGTTTTGTTGATGCTCCATGTAGCTGGAATTGTCGGAATTGTACATCACAACAAATTGGCTGCCGATTTTGGAATGATAAAGAATCATTCAAAGCAGGAGTTTTATTTGAAAAGGATAGAATGGGAAAAGCAAAGAAAATATGAAAACAAGTAAAAGCCAGGCAAACATACTAAGCAACTTATCTTTCGTCTTGGTGGATATAATTGAAAGTTGCTTTATCGAGGCTAATGAAAAGCTAAAAAGTGAGAATTGCGAATTTAAACACGAGGCTAAACGCGAGTTCAACCTCCTTCTTTCCCATTGCCGGAACCTGAAAAGATATGTCCGGAATTGCAGCGAAGAAACTCAGGAGTTTTTCGGTAAGGATTCGGATATGCTGTATCAGGCCTTAAAGCTTATAATCGACAGGTGTGGTACCGATGATGTAAAGCTTTTTAAGTTCTTCAATTACATTAAGACATTCCCGTCTCAGCTTGATATGGATATTGATGACACGGTGTTCAACGGAGTGTGTAAAAAATAGATTTAAAAATTATTGGTGTGTGCTATGGACAAATATGGATCGATAGATCAGAATTGGTATTCTTCCGAAAACCAAAAACATGAAAGGGAGAAAGCGACAGAAGCTTTGAAACAAATGAAAGAACTAGAAAAACAATATGAAAAATCCCGTACTGTGATTATTAAAAGAACACAGTACGGAGGAGTCAGGAAACGGTATTTAAAAACAAAATTATGAATAGAGAAATATTATTTAGAGGGAAACCTATTGATAAAAAATTCGGTGAATGGGTTGAAGGATTTTATATGGAGGATTTGGATAATGGCCGGGTAAAATCGTTTATTTTTAATACCCCTTTACAGATAGAAGTAGATCCGGAAACTATAGGACAATTCATCGGAATATATGACAACGCCAGACGCAAAGCTTTCACTGGAGATTTTTTTAAAGATAACTTTGGAACAATCCTGACGATATTCCAGACACCGGGAGGATTTGCTACAGAATGTAATCCTCTTGCTTTTGGTCATGGATATCAGGGCGGCACAAATCCTTCAATGCCTCTGTCGGATCAACAAACTGCATCTTGGTTTGAAGGTAATTGCAAGATTATAGGCAATATCCACGACAATCCGTCACTACTCAAATAATGGCTATCACATACCCATCACATTAGTAATGTCTTGATATTCTGTTGTTTTGGGGAATAAGTATCATTCCTGATTGTTAATTTATCATATAAAAACTATTGCAGTACGAGAGTGCTGTTAGAATGCTATTGTCATGGACTTAAATGAAAAAGTAAATCAGTTGATAAAATTACTAAAGGTCGTAGCAAGCACAACGGATGAACCGATTGAGTTATCATACTCCGGCGGAAAAGATAGCGACGTAATTCTACGCCTTGCCCAAATGGCAGGTATAAATTACCGTGTCATCTACAAAAATACAACGATTGACCCGCCGGGCACAATCAAGCATTGTAGGGATGCAGGTGCTGAAATAATCTATCCCAAACTCACCTTTTTCGATATAATTGAGAAAGGAGGATTACCAAACAGATTTGCCCGGTTTTGTTGCAGCATATTGAAAGAATACAAAATATTAGACAATGCGATACAAGGCATAAGGCGTTGTGAAAGTGCAAAGAGAGCTCAGCGATACACTGAGCCTGTTATTTGTAGAAATTATAGTAAGAAAGAACACGCAAATATTGTACTTCCTATTCTTTCGTGGACAAATGAAGACGTCAAAGAATTTATAAAGTGCGAAAAAATACAATGCCATCCCCTATACTATAAAAATGGAAAATTTGATGTTACTAAAAGATTGGGTTGTTTGGGATGCCCGTTGCAAACAAACCAAGTTTCTGATTTTATCGAGTATCCAAGGCTGTTAAAATTGTGGATAAAAGCTGCTGAAAAATGGTTCAATAAAGAAAGGGAGAAAGAATTAGCAACCAAAAGTAAGTTTAATAACATATACGACCTTTTTGTTTTTTACCTTTTCTTTGAAAACTACTCCGAGTTTCAAGCAAATACTACAACACGCTTTTCAAACAACCATCCTGCAAACAATTATTAGAAGATTACTTCAAAATTGACCTGTCATGAAAATAGGATTACTTGACGTTGACGGCCACAACTTCCCGAACCTTGCCATCATGAAATTATCAGCATGGCACAAAAGTCGTGGCGATGATGTCGAATGGTACAATGGTTTGGAACACTATGACAGAGTGTATATGTCAAAGGTCTTTTCATTTACTCCGGACGATTACAGAGTGATTCAAGCCGATGAAGTCATAAAGGGCGGTTCCGGTTACAAGATGTACGACCAGTGGCTACCGGACGAAATAGAGCACATCTGCCCGGACTACTCTTTATACCCGATGTACAAAGAGGCTTATGGATTCCTCACAAGGGGATGCGTGAACAAATGCTCATTCTGCATTGTCCCGAGAAAAGAGGGAATAATCAGAAGGCATTCCGACATTACGGAATTTCTTAACGGGAGGAAAGAAGCAATATTGATGGACAACAACGTACTGGCTTCCGACTGGGGACTGAATCAAATAGAAAAACTTGCCGGAATGAAAGTTCGTGTGGATTTCAATCAAGGATTGGATTGCCGGATAATCGCAAAAGACAAATCCATTGCAAAGCTTCTAAGCAAATTAAAATGGATTCGATACATCCGAATGGCTTACGACAACTCAAACCTGACAAAACAAGTCGATACGGCTATCGCCTACCTTAAAGAAGCAGGGATTCCGACAAGCAAAATGTTTTTCTACACACTTGTCAAGGATGGAGAAATAGACGATGCGGAAAGAAGGGTATATCGTTTACGCCATTACGGATGTCAGCCTTTCGCAATGCCATACCGGAACCTTGATACCAACTCCGCGCCTACCGAAGAACAAAGAAGATTCTCCCGGTGGGTGAACATGAAATCAGTATTCAAAACGTGCGACTACAAAGATTATAAAGAATAGCCATGAAACCCATAATCTTATTACTTGCCTTGCTCACCCTTTCCGGGTGCAAGACAACATACAACTACATAGTCATAACCCCGGAAAAGGAAACAAAGAAAACGGAAATAAATCCAAACCCCACTTTAGACAGGTGGAATTGTTTTGATGCGAGAGAATTAAAACACATTGCGGATTCAGTTTATAATAGAATAAAAGTAAATTGACATGATACCATACAAAACAAGTAAAGACTACAAACGGCTCAAGGAGCTGCTTGATAAAGGAGAAAAAATAACTGTATTTTTCTTGCATAAATCAGGGTATGGAACTGAGCATAAAATACGCAAAACAGCAGAAAAGAAATATAAAGAAATGACACACTGTGACGGATATTTTATAGGCCCAATGACCATATACCCTTTCAGTCAAAAACCTTTTGAATACTACTGTGAAAAATACAATGTTGAATTTATAGAGCCAAATTTATGAAAGACCAATCTTTATTTCATAGACATGAAAATTTATATAATTCTAATCCACGAGATCCCTTTTGTTCATGATATTATGGACAAAGTGGACCTTACAGAAAGAGGGAGTAAAGTGTATGTCAAATTCAGGACGATTAAAATGGAATCACATGATGAAAGTGAAGATAATTTCAAGAAAATAGTAGAACATATATGTTTTAAGCAGCATAAAGAACTTCAAAATACGGATGGGATAGGCAAACCTGTATTTGTATATGCTGTCTCAAACAAATCTCATCGTATTGTTTATTTCAGGAAAGGCATAAATCAGATCTCAGACGGTGAAAAGATATATATGTTTGATGATTTGATTTCTCGTTTTTTATCTGTTCAAACAGATAACATGAGAAGAGTTACAAATGTCGGGAATGAAATTAATGGAAAATTTTGTCCGATAAAATGCTATAAATACTAATACTTAAAGATGAGAAAAATGACTAGTATAAATCTATGTAGATGTCCTTATTGTGGGTCATGAAGTAGGATTCTATGCCACCGCCTACAATTGTAAATATCTTGACTGTGGAAGTTTATTTTGGTGGGATTTTACAAAAAAATAGCATGAAAGAGAGAATAAAAGAATTGTTTTTAGCATTAAAAAAGAAATGGTTATTAAATAAAATGAACCGTATAAATCCGAACCCGGCAGAATACAAAAAATGGGAACATCATACTTGGGGTAATTCCATCGAAATCTGCCGGATTAATAAAAATACATTCAGTATTCGAGGTTGGCTTCAAAATAAACCCGAAAATGGGGACAAGTTAATCTATGAAACAGAAAGTGGTAAATATGCCGTCGGATACATTGTAGATGTTGAATATTGTGGCGACCCAAGAGATATGTTTTTTGCAAATGTAATCCCGTTTGAGTATTTAAAACACCAATAATAGAAACATGAGAAAAGCAAAAATAATAAAAGGAGCCCTATGTCATGTCCTGTGTGATGATGATGAAGTATATGTACATTCCATCTGCCCGGAAAATGGTAAGGCTATAGTAGAAATTTCTGACGGAAGATTATTTAATGTAGATGCTGAAGATATACAATTTAAAGATCCTCCTGAACCAGACAGAGGTATAATCCTTCAATCTTACTCTGTCTGTCCTATTTGTCATGGGACCGGCAAGGTTACTCCTGGTTTTTATACATCTGGTACCATAGGACAAAATTCAGATTGGTCCAACACTTGTCGGACATGTCACGGATGTGGAGTTTTAAAAAATTAAAAATCTATGAAAAGTAAGAAAGCAGAAGAATACATAAACAAGAAAAAGCATGAGGATTATCCGGGTGGATATTTATGCTATCAATTATCCGATGAAAAAGCTAAAAAGGCTGTGGAAATCGCCGAGGAAGAAATGAGGGAGAAGGCTACCGATTCATTTTGCAAAACAGTATGCGGAGGAAGAGAAAAATTTGGCAGTTGCGAATCCTGTACATTGATAAAAACATTTGAAAACGAATATGATAACTAATATTTGTCGGATATTAAAAAATTGAAAGTATGAAAAAATTACTGACTCAACTTCTTGAAAAATGGGCCTGTAAACATGAATGGGTAACATACCAGAAATGCGATATTTACAATGAATTTAGCGGGGAAATCCCTTCACGTTTAGAATTTATACTTATATGCAAGAAATGTGGGAAAATAAAGAAAATAAGATTATAGCGAGGTTATGCCTCGCTATTACTTAGTTTGTTTCCTTCTAGGTGGTATTTTGGGAGACTTCATTCCGTCAATATGTTCAAATAGAGAATTATCTACATGAGCCATCATAGGATCCAAGATAAAATCAATGCCTTCCCTTCTCGCTAATTTAGATGCTGGAACAAAATCAGCATCACCAGATATAAGTACAATTCTATCAACAAAATGCTTTAATGATAAAGAAGCAATATCTACCCCTATCTTCATATCTATACTTTTTTGCCTTAATTCGTAATAAACATCACTTTCTTGTAAGTCCTCTATTTTCAATGAACCAGATAATAATTCCTTTATTTTATTTGGTCTTATTTGCCAATTGCCAGAATCCTTAAGATATCCTAGTCTAAGTGCAACTTTTCTTTTTTGTTTTAAGGCTTCAAATATTTTATTCCTAAATATAGCTTCAGGACTTCTCTCAAAAACAATACATTTTTTAGAAATAGGATTATGAACTCTTTTTGAAAAAGGTACACAGTCGTAGAAAAATATACGATAAAGATAATTTTCTTTCCCAACATGTGAATGAGCTAATGTATAAATGTCATCAGCAACTTCCTCAGGAGTTTTGTTTTTTCCCTTATTATATAAATAATTATATCTTTTAATAAAAAATCCTCCGTCTATTAGAACAGCTATTTTGACTGGTACACTAAAATTAGATTCTGGCTTATTGTTTGATTTCATATCATTATAAAAAACAAAGGCTCTTGGGTCGGCATGCTCATTATTAAACCAAAATTGGTAGAACATACGAAGCCAAGAGCATAATTATGCCACAAATATAGATTCTGGAAATATGATTTACAAACAAAAAATCCAGAAAATCATTTTATAATGGCATTTTTAACATATACGCATCAACATTGCATAAAGTTACAAAAAAGAGGGGACACAACTCCCCTCTCACACCTTCCGATATGTTCACGACTAAATATTTACGCGGCCTTACAGGCATCTTAAAGCAAACAGGGCTATTTCGCTGATATAGCTGCTTGCTGCGTTGTCGGCTAAGTTTACAAGTATGTCAAACTTTTCGGTCATGGTGTGTTTAATTCTTTTCGTTTGCCAGGATCTTTTTTATCTTTTCATCATTAAATCCGAACATTGCTGCAAATTTCTTAAATGCATCCCGTTGTCCGGCAGGAATTAAAGCATACAGACTATTTATTGGTGTATTGCTTTTCAATGCTTTTTTCAGCTGTTTATTCTTCATTTTAATAATTCTTTTTTCTTTTTCTTGCAACAATGACACTCACAAAGGAAGTTCTTTGCTATGTCCCATGTCGCTTCCACAATGTCCTGTCCTAGGTATTGTATTTCTTCTCCGTATGGCGTAATATCAAAAGCCTGACAAATATGTGTAGCAAGATGTCCGCACTCATGCCGCCATGATTTTTCAAACTCTTTTGCAGAAGAAGTAATGGCAATAACCATCACCGTTTCCCTGTCCCGGAAGTTGGAATACGTAATGCCAGTATTCATTTTGCCTGAACTCATATTCTCATAAGCTGTACGAAGCATTTCCCCATCACATCCAATGGAATACATATTGTCTATTATCTCGTCAATATAGTATGAGTCAACGGCATAATATACGGAAACATTCCAACGGTACTTAGACAATATAAATTTCTGTCTTATCATTTTAATAACCAATCAAATTATCGTATATTTGTATTCGGAAACGGATAGTTGGGGAGTAGCTACCCCGATGAAAGGCGAAGCTAAGACGCTTTCCGTTTCTTTATATTCTTAGCACAGCTTAATTCTTAGCAAAATGAACCCTTCAAACAAACTCACAACAGAACAGTTTATTTCCAAAGCAAAATCTATTCATGGTGATAAATTTGATTACTCAAAGACCAAGTATGTCAATAGTGAAACAAAAGTTTGCATAATTTGTCCTACTCATGGCGAATCGTGGATACTTCCTAAGCAACATCTTATAGGATTTGGTTGCCGAAGATGTGGGTATGAAAACCGAAAAAAGTCTAAATGCAAACCAACAGAAGTTTTTATAGAGTCCGCAAAGGAAGTTCATGGAGATTTATATGATTACTCCATGACTATTTATAGAGGACAAAAGAAACCTATAACTTTTATTTGTCCCAAACATGGAACTATAACAATGAATGCTGGGAATCACCTACACGGTCATGGTTGCCCAAAATGTGGAATAGAGAAACGATCTAATTCTCTATTGTCCACAACAGAGTCTTTTATTGAACGGGCTACGAAAGTCCATAACGGGAAATACGATTATTCCAAGACAGTATATCAAGGTATTAGTACTAAGACCTGCATAATCTGTCCTAAACACGGTGAGTTTTGGCAAACACCTAACAGCCACTTAAATGGAGCAGAATGTCCTAAATGCGGATATTTAAAGACAAAGAGCAATGTGTGTGGATCAGGCATAAACGACATTGATCACTATGCTACTTCTATATGCTATAGGAAGTGGAAGTCGATATTGGAACGTACTTCTCCAACATATAAACATAAGGCATACGATAAAGTCTATATTTGCGATGAATGGCGTATATTTTCAAACTTTAAGGAGTGGTTTGATAAAAACTACATTGAGGGAGGTGCTATTGACAAAGATTTATTGTCACCTCCAGATAATAAGATTTACTCACCACGCACTTGTTGCTTCTTGCCTCGTATTATCAACAACGCCATAAAGAAATCCCCAACAAATAATAAAACCGGCATAAGAACGACATCGAATGGGCGTTATCGTGTTATCCTATCTGCTAATTCTAAACAATCCCTTGTTGGATATTTCAATTCTTTAGAAGAAGCTCGACTTGCCTACAAGCTGGCTAAAAAACAATACATCAAAGAACTCTCTGAAAAGTATTTCAGAGAGGGCAAGATAACCGAGAGGGTATATAATGCCCTAATGAAATACGAGATTGTGGATTAAGTTATTTCTTCCCAATCCACCGGTTCACCTTTTGCGTCACAATCAACGAGCCATTTTCTAAACCAATTCCCACCAGGGTTGTCAGGGTCATCAATGGCACTTTTGACAAACAATGCCATATTTGCCTCGTCGGGCACTCCTGATTTCAAGTAATCAGCCCGGCACATATTAAGAACGTACACAAAATCGTACCCTTTGTTGTGCTCGAGTTTAATCCCATACTTGGTTAGAAACTCCTCAGCTTGTGATTTGGAATAAGGTTCTATGGCTTCTTTCTTCCCGGTAGCCGCATTGATACGCCGCATTTCCTTAACTGCGCATTCACAAGCCTTACGGCTGAACGACCAGCCCCAATTCCGCAGATAGGCTTTCATTTCACGCGGCTTGTCATCATACAAATCCAAAGGTTCTTTCATATCTTTTACTTTTAAAAGGAGCGGAGTATATCCGCCCCTTAACTACACTTAACGATAACGGGAGTATCTTCCGGTACCTCTTACACCGCGTCTTTGGTTCATTCCACCGGGATAACCTCCACGGTTTCCGTATCCACCACGGCCATACCCGCCGCGTTCACCCATTTCATCATCGTCGTAATCATCTTCGTCGTACTCGCGTTGCCCCATGCTTTCCCCTTCAGAAAGTTCCTCCAGGCATTGCATCAGTTTGCCACCATAGCGAAGCATCTTTTCTGCATAGTCGGACATCTTCTCGACTTTGTTTTCAGATATTTCTACCATATACATAGCTTATTGTTTTTTAGAATTGTTACTACCAGATGCCTTTTCGGAAGACTTAAAGAAATCAGCCATCATTGCTTTCAGTTCACTCAACTCTTGTCTTAGGGCTTTATTCTCTGCATCCTGACGTTGGCGCTCTGCAAATTCCGGATTAAGAATTTGAAGCATCTTGTCGCAAGACTCCAGAACTGAACGGTGATGGTCTACGCTGCCTAATATCTCCGATGAACGGTTTCTCATTGCAGCAACTTCCGCGTTCATAGATTCCCGTGAACCGGATATCACCATATTCCCACCACCGGGAAAGTTCGCATCAGCAATGTCTGACATTGCCGGTATTTTCTGGAAAGTGACAGTCTGCTCCCCGACCTTGATTGTTATGTCGACCACCATTCTCGGAGGTTGTCCATAAGGAAGAGGTTGTTGCATAAACTCCGGTACGGGATTGGAAACCCCGGTTACGGAACCGACTTCAATATATGGAGTGCCGTCCTTATGAAGGACAAAGAACTCGCTGTTTATTCTTAAATTCTGAAAAGGCATAATTAATTAACTCTTTAATGGACGGGAGAAATCCCGTCCTTAGTTGTTTTAAACCACTCCGGTCATAATCTGCAACGTGTTGGTTGCACGGTCAAACCAGAACTCATACACACCAGTACCGGGAATGTCTGCCACAGTCAGCGTTCCCCCGTTATATTTAGTGATCGCCTGGGTAGCCCCATTGGTCTCGAACAGAATGGGAAGTGTGCCGGTTGTCCCGGTAGGTATCGTCTGGGCAATGTTAATGTATATCGTCCCTCTGTACCATGCGTTCACAAAGGCATGATTGGGAAAGGAAAACACTACATTAGCAGTATTGACCGTTACGCCCGAGGTCGATATAGCCGCAGAGCCCCTACGGTTTACGAATTGAAAAGGATATACTGCCATAATAGCCTCCTTTCTCAATTAACCCCAAAAGCCATTACCGGCAGCATAAGGATTAAAACCACCATACAAGCCGTATTGGTATGCCACACAGTTGGGAACTGCCGCAATAGGACTGTAAGGCACAGTCACAGTTTCCGGCTGCTTGCATTCAATCTTGGCAAGGCGTGCGCTTAAATCTGTCAAAGCGGCTCCAAGAGGTGCGGTAGCCTGACCTACAATTTGAGAAGTCATAGCTGAACTCTTGTAAGTACTGTTTTCTTCACGGAGCTTGTCAATTTTGTTCTGCATCTCACGCATTTCAGCAGCACGTTGGCCGGCAATAATCTGCTGTGTGCTTTCCTTGATGGAATTTTGCAAGTCACAGGTCTGACGTTGTGTCTCATAGGCCACGGATGCAAACCCTCTTTCCTGCCCGGTTGCAACACCATTAATTGCATTTTGCAGGGTGTTTGTCTGCTGACAGATAGCCAGACGGTTCTCACAGCAGCATGATGCAATCTGTTGTGCAATCTGACAGTTGCCGGATTGAATAGCGTTAATAATCTGCATAGAACTCTGCCCAACCTGATTTCCCACCTGTTGAATCTGTGACATTACACCATTGATAGCCTGCTGAACCTGACCGATTGAACAGTTCAGATTTGTTGCCAGATTGTTGATAGCCTGACCGTTCCCTTGAATGGCACTCATTAGTAACTCCCTCCCTGTGTCGTTGTTAATAAGGTTGGGGATTCCTGCTGCTCCATTGCCACCGCCAAAGCCGCCATTTCCCCATCCGTTGTTACCCCAACCCATGAGGAAGAATAAGAAAATAACCCAAATAAACCATCCGCCTTCTCCACCGAATCCGTTATTATTACGGCCTTGCATAGCTACAAGTAAGTTCGGATCGATCCCTTTTTGCTGAAGCAGAGGAGCCAACATGGCTAACATCCCACTTCCGCCTCCGTTCCCGCTTTCCGGGAAAACAAAAGTTTTTGATTCGCTCATTTTTATCGAATTTTAAATTACCCCGGCACCATTGCCGGATATCCCAAAATTCGACATAAATAGCTGCTTTATAAAAAGTTACATTCCTATACAATAGAAGTTTAAGGACTTAAAACAGAATAAATTTCCAATAAAAAAGAAAGTTTTATATGATAAGTAATGTTGCAATGGATGCTATTAAAATCCATCCCTTAATACAATGGTTATCTCAGCCCATCAATACACTTATTAAAGAAAATTTAACAAAGAATATTATGTTGATTACTAATGAGTTGTAGTATTTAACTATTTTTAATAATGTAATTTAGTTAACTAATCAGGATGATTATTTCAGTGGAATAGAAAATAGACCAATAAAGTATTGGTAGTCAGAAATATAACTTTTTGAGTGGAAGCCATTACATTATCGTTTTGGAATCGTAAATAGTATAATAATCAGCAATTTGAAAAATTTTGTGATTTGCATATAATAATGATAAGGGTTAGCTTTGTAGTAGAAAACAAATCGGTCGTGTGAGAGCTACCGAGAGAAGATATTAAATAAGGGCATCGGAGTAACTGCAAGCTCTCACATTAGGCAGTCATTCCTTTGCCCTTTCCTTTTAACTGCATAGGCCGCGAATTGGTACCTCAAAGCCCGTGCTAAAACAATTCAAAAGTATGAATAAAATTCAGATTTTCAAAAATGAACAATTTGGACAGATTAGAACAGTTGTTAATGAATCAGGTGAACCTATGTTTGCAGCAACGGATGTGTGTAATGCTTTAGGATATTCAAATTCAAGAAAAGCAATAGCAGATCATACCGATGCAGAAGAACGGTGTAACATTTCGTTACAGCGTGGTGGAGAAATGACCTTTATTAATGAAAGCGGCCTTTATTCTTTAATTATAAGAAGTAATAAAGAAGAAGCAAAACCCTTTCGCAAATGGATCACATCTGAAATACTTCCTTCTATCCGCAAAAATGGATATTATGTTAATAATAAGTTCGCAACTAATCATTTAACTCCTACTAAAGTACGAGCCTCTATCGAATGGGTGAAGGGAGTCAGGGAAGTATTAAATTTAAATGATTCCTCTACTTTGCTTATGTTAAAACAAGTGTCTGAACCTTTAGGGTTACCTACTCCTGATTATACCCCATCTAAAGGCCAGTTGTTGGCCCCAACAGTATTGCTACAACAACACGGCGTACAAATTAGTACCAGGGAATTTAACCAAAAGATGATAGGGGCCGGTTTCATAAAAGAGCTTCAACGTCCATCATCAAATGGTAAAATTAAGTATTTCAAATCTTTAACTGAAAAAGCTGCCGGTTTTGGAGAGAACCAGATTAACCCGTCGAATCCCAAAGAAACACAACCATTATACTATGCAGACAAATTCGAAGATTTATTGAAACAATTAGAAATTGTTTTTTCATAATTAATTGCCCGGTAGTATCCGGGCATATTCACTCTTCTTTTTCGCGGTGATTCAGTATGTCAGCAATTGTCTTGTGACACAGCCCAGTCTGTTCCTTTATTTTATCGTATATGAAAGAGCGTGGAAGCAAATGGAAAAAATCTGAATATTTTTCTGAGTTTTTTAATTCTTCATATATGCTGATAACTTGTTTGTTACGCACCATCGTACTCGGCCTTTGTAATTTTTTCATAAATTTTTTCTCAAAAAAGTGCAACCAATAAAAATCCTGTCCGTAAAACTCCCCGAAAGAAGTCTTACAGACAGGATGTAGTGGTGGTGCTCTATATTTTGGAAGGGGGCTTCTTTCCTTTATATCTTACCCCGGATAAATCGTATTATCTTGAATACAGATGGGATACTGAACGCAAATAGCAAAAGGACAAGCCACCACATTATACCGGGTACTTTGTTTTTTACAACTTCAACCGGATAGGGGACCGCGATGCTATCTGTTTGGCTTATATTTACCGTATCATGCATAAGCCTATCACGATACACAATATGATATTTGTCTCTGAAAACTGTATCGCCTTTAACAAGAACAAATACACTGTCGCGTACATAGATACTATCCCGCTTTATCTTGTCAATGTATTCTTTCTCTGTCTTTACTGTCTCTACCGGCACGTACTGAATACTCCGGCAGGAGAATATAGAAAGGGCTATCAGTATAATTATTATCCTCATTTTTCTGTTTTTTCTTCTATGTCAATAATATCAGACTTCCGCCTGAAAAATTTAAAAATATCGACCTTTACATGCCGACCGTGAGCTTCAAAGTAATTCCCATAACAGGAATTTATCTCAAACCCGTATATGACCAACAGGACAATAGAAGGAAGCAGCGGAATGTCAAAAGGTTCTCCAAATGTCTTCCCTATAGCTCCGGCAAGAAGAATCCAGCATAAGTAATCTACCATTTTGTTGATAGTCCTTCTCCCAGCCCGTGAAAACCGGATTCTTTCACCCCTTTTCTTGGATGCCGCTATCCCAAACCTCAGGTCTACGATAATTAATATCAGTGCAAGCAACATGAACCATTTTAAAGGTTCGATAAAATCCATAAAACCACTCATGAATACTGATACCATTGCCGAAATTGTGTTTCTTTCACTCATAATCTTAATTTAAATGTGGTACTTCTATCCCCTCCCGAAACATTGTTATAAACAATATTTTTTATAGTTCTCGACAAACTCCTTTACGGTCCCTCTGCCTAATGGCGTATTGTAATATTGTTTCCAGTATTCACCCATCGCCCAAACATCCTTATTCGAAGGTAATGCCTCCTTTACACGCAAATAATGTATGCGGGTCATACAGATCATCAGCTTTTTGTTATCTACAAGCATTTCAGGTTCCAAAGTTACAACACTGGATGCTTTCATTACTTTCCCCATTAGTTCCGGTTTATGCCGGAGAAAATTAACCACAATATCATTGAAGGTTGCCGGCTCCATCTGCCCATATCCTAAAGCCGGACCACCGCCAATTTGCCGGGTGTACTTAAAATTGCTTTCCTGAGCAAACGTCCCCATGATAAGATCTCTTGCATTGTCAGAGTACAAGCCTGTTTCTTTCAGCGTTTCGGTTATTAACCTTCTCCATTCCTCTTTGTTCATATTGTTTTATATTTCTAAATTATTCTTTTGTATTCTCAAAAAAAAACTTTGTAAATTTGCAACATAAGATTGACTTGGGGTTGCTTGGGAAATATTTATAGAGGTCGCGAGGGCGGCCTCTTTTTTATTTGTTTTTGATTGCAGAGATAATAGCGTTTTTAATAAAAACATGCCAGGTTGAATCCATTATTGAGGCTTTGAATAATTCTGTCTCATTTTCATTCATATCCACAGCTTCCCCGTTGAATATCTTTTTGGCAATTTCATGCATTTCAATTGTGTTTGTGCACACATACACGGCATTTCCGACAAGTTGATGAATGCCTTTATTTTGATTCTCTTCCAGCAATTGGATATAATTATTACCTAACAAATCAATTGCTGATACATCTTTTACGTCAAAACTATATTTCATTTTGTTAGTAGTTAGTGAATGTTTCAGTAATCTTTCTATAAAATTCCGTAATTAATGGAACAATCCCCTGAATAATACCCAAGTCAACATTTGATCCGTTAATCGAATTGAAATCCTCGGACTTAGGATTGTATTTAAGGGTTGCATTCATGAATTTCTTCCCGTCGTCCAAGTATCCGTTTGCTACTACGGAGATAACTTCCGGTGCTTGCTCTTTTTGATACTCTGCACTCAGCGATACATTTATATTCTGTACCGTTGCCGTTGCTTTTGCTGAAATAAAATAGTTAATTTCCATGTTTTTTATAATTTATCTGTAACTTAATTGTCCGGTTGATCTATCTATACATAGGTAATAATTCGAAGCCCCTGAAATATTTGGTATGTTATTAAGATTTAAATATATTTGACCTCTAAAGATAGATGTATTATTAACTGTCATTTTACCACCGAATAATACATCTCCAGAAACTACCTCTATCGCAAGAGGTGGATCAAATGGAGTACCGCTATATCTGTTAGCAGCTTCTATTCTTAAGGCAGTAACTTTTGAAGATGATCCATAATCATACGATGTTTCCTTGGCAATTATTTCCAATCCAGTTATATGACTTATAAAATCTCCTACTGCTGTTATTATTCCGGCTTGCATTCCACCTGTTGAAGGGGTAAGTACACCAGTCCCTGATGCATATACAGAAAAACCATTTTTAGCATAACAAGAGCCTATTTTTGAAATCGCATTGAAATCAGATGATCTCAATCCATTATTGCTTAATTTCAGTCCGGCAATTTCTCCTTCTGTCGCTGTAATTTTTCCTGTAAACTCTCCGTTAACTGCAATAAGTTTTCCATCTGTTGTAATCTGAACATTCCCGTTTGCACTAATAGCTCCATTAAGATTAATCCTACTTGCATCAATTGTAACGCCTCCTCCGCCAACATTAATAGATTCAATAACTTCTTGCCCTAATGCATTTTTATTTGAAGAAAAAATTGTAACGAAATTACTTTGTGTTACAACACCAGATATTTCTTGGGTACCATTTATAATTTTAGATACTGTAGAAGAAATTTGGTTGTAACTAACTTGTAAATTGCTAATATCTGATTTTATTAATTGATCATTTTCATTATAGACATCTAGAGATACTTTATTTTCGATCAATCCTTTTGTTATATTTATTTCAGCATTAAGTTCTTCCTTTGTTGCATTCGTAATGGAAGGTTCTGTTACGGAAGTTCTTACGTCGATTGTTTGATTTGATACTGTAAAAGCAGAAGTCTTTAGGCTCGGCTCTGATGTCAAATTAGTCGCGGCAAAATAATATTTGCCACCTCCACGTACATAGATATACTCATTTGAACTATGAGTCATTTGATTGATATCACCGGCAGGAATGACGTTACTATATCTATAATGGTAATCCTCAATAATTCTATTAATGGAAGCAGTACCCCACTCGTCTGCACTAGATTCCCAAATACATCTCACGGTAAAACCCAAATCATGAGTGGACCAACTCGGCTTTGTACCTGAATCAAGTGCTACGTTAAGTTCAATCCTTGCTCTTCTCCCCCTTTTTATTTGCATCACAACCGGATAGTATTTCGACTCATCCAGTTTGGATGCATCGATCCATCCTTTCCACATGGAATCTGTCACGGAATCTGTGTAATTTTTTGCTTCGTCCTTCGCAGCATTGGCCTTGGATGTTGCATCAGCAGCGGCTGTATTGATCGCCTCTTGCTTGGCCGTTTCTACTCTAGTGGAAACTTCACTGACCTTCAGGCTGATTTCTCCGTTTTCGGCTTTAATTTCGGTCAGGGTTTCCGTTATCGTTTTTATTTCTGCTTGCTGCTCGGAGAAAGAAGGAGTCCAAACAGGGGCGGGCAGGAAACCTTCGACTAGCATCACTTCGGTGAACCGGACTGAATTCCCTTTGGTATGCCCGGATTCTCCAGCGTAACAAAGTAAATACCCTTCTTGAGCTTCAAAATCATTTTTGGTAATCAGAATACCACCGTTTTTATCATAAAGATGATGATAAGTAGTCGTCAGGTAATTTTTAATAGCCTTATCATATAAAATAAAATCGCATTTGTCAGCATTACCGGATAAGACTTCTATATTTTGGGCATTCACATAATAGACCGTATTGGGTTTTATTTTAGATACATATAATTCCTTATAGGTATAATTCGTAGATCCTACGCCTATCGTAAATTCCTTCGTCCCATCCGCCAGATTCACATTATTTGCTCCGGTCTGATCTTCTTCTGCTACTGGAAAGCCTTGCAGGGGTTTATTGCCTTCGATTAGGGAGATATTGTAGATTAGTGTATTGGCTTTATTGCTTCCGTATGACGCAGATATTTTCTGCACTGTTTTCCCGGCTTTCGTAATTAATCTGGCGATTGTTTTTGTGATTATTGTTCCTGCTAATCCATGCCATTCTGCCGTTCCATCAGTGTAAAATATCCTGAAAGCAAGTCCATCGTAATTTTGTACTGCTGCAAGTTTCCATTCAACAGATAATACATACTGTGTATCGGGTTTGAATTGCAAATCAAATACCGGATTAGCAATTTCATTGCTGCCCGCCCAATTTTTATGCAGTAGTCCTTCATTTATCCTGAGATACACCCCGTCTGCATCCTGCCCCCAGACCGCAATATTCTTGTTCTTCTCATTCCACTTCAACATCATTTTTTTGGATATAAGGTTCTGGGAACCGATCTGTATCCCATCAACAACCTTTCCCGCTTCATCTATTGCAATCTGCCTCTGATCATTGATAGAGGGGGTCCACAATAGCGAAGTTTTATTGCCTAATACCAGTTTTACCCACTCTATTTCAGATTCAACAGATACACTATTAGGCATTGGATATATCCGAATAAATGTATTATCAATAGCAGGCGTTAACGTCCATTTAAAAGTTTTCAAAGCAATATAATCTGTATCGGGACCACCAGGATAAAAACTAGCCAATACAACATTCCCTCCAGAATTGTAAACACCCCAGCTTGTTTTATTCGCCCCTAATTTGCCTTTAATAACAATTGTACATTCTTCTCCTTGTTTGGGTTTATAGTCTCCTAAGTAAATTGTCGCTATTGGATAGCCAGTATTCTTCCATCCCTTGTTACTATTGTCAAGAAGGTTGGTTTCTCCTACCTGTAGGTTGTCCAGGTTACTCTGCACGTCTCCGATGGACTCTTCCACCGTTTTGCCGGACATCAGTCTGAACACCCCTTTCATGTAAACGTTCTGACAATACAATCCGAATCCTGTCAACTGCCCGAAATCTTCATCCACTATGCCATTCAAATTACCCGTCCGCATCGGTTCTTTCCCTTCAAAAGAATAGGAGTTTATCCTAGCATAGAAAGCAATGTAAGGCGAATTGTTGTCATGCGCCGAAATCATTATCGCGGATTGGCGGTTTATGTCTGTCCGGTTTCCTAATAATACTATTTCTTCATCAGCCTCCGGGATACCGCTATTCGCCTCACAATCCGTTTTTGACAAGACAAAGTAATCCGCGCCTACCTCCGTGACAAGACGCCAATATCTCTTCATTTTCTGCCCGTCAAAAACTTGATGAAAAGCTTGGTCGCCCACTACGAAAGGATTTATTATCGTCCCGCTGTCAGTATTGAAAAAGCACTTGTACCCATTCTCTGTCTCCTCTACACTTCCCGTCTTTATAGCTGCCGGAGAGACACAGAACTTCCCGCCGATTGCCTTTACCTGCTGTATCAGAAACTCAAACACGCTGAACTGACCCCTTACCGTCAGATTCTGAAACTCAGCATTCCCGTCTTTTATTCTGTGTCCGCTACCAAGCGCTCCGGAGGTGAAATTCTTGGATGAGAAATTGTCGGATTGGACTAATTCAGCCGCTTTCACAGAATTAAATTCAACGTCCGCGTCTTTATGTAACTTTTGATTGAACCACTTCGGATACCACGCATTGATAAGGTTATAGAAGAGCCTTTTTATATCATCTATATTGATAAGCTGCTTTAAGGTGAATTGTATCTGCTCTATTGTATTATTTACCTTAGTGTCGTAGGTATAAAGCATCTGGTCGCCCAATTCAACCCTTATATCATCGCTTGTTTCAGTAGTACCGATAATTCTTGTCGTGATATTCCGCCTGCCTATTTTTACGGTAATTCCATCACCGATATTCAGTGATATTCCTTTCTTCTTGATATAGTGTTTTTGAACTGATAGAGACGGGGCGTATTGCGGTTCACACTTTTTGTTCAGCTCATTTTGTGTTGCCTCCCTCAATTCCTGTGTTGCTTCATCTATGTAAGATTGCGGCATATTGATGTTAAGGAGGACAAACACGTCTCCGACACGTGGCTGTCTGTTTGCATTCGGAAGATAATACCCGTCTTCTTCCTCTTTTACGATAATTGAAAGCGTCTTGTCGGTATTGTTCCAGCTGTTTTCCACTATCTCAAAGTTCAACCCGGTCAAATCCCCCGTCTGAAACTTGACTACCGGGATTTCATTCTCCGCATAGTATTCAGACAGATTGAAAGGAATATCAAGTTTTATCTTCCAACTTCCGGCTTCCTCTATGTTTTCCGGAACGGTCACGCCTAACACCGTCTTATTAATCAAGCGAGGGTAGATGTTTTCATTCACATACACCCCGGTAATCTTTCCGTACTTTTCTACGTTCTTTTCAATGACTTCATCACCCAAATTCAACCTTTTGGGGCTGTCCGGAGAATCATAGTCGGCCGGAAGATTCAGAGTGCCGCCTTTCCCTATCATTCGAGTGGTTACGGAAGCATTAGCGACCTTTGCGAGTTTCACGGAGTAGCTTCCTTTGTTTTTCCCATATTCAAACACATAGTCGGTTTCTTCTCCGATTCTCCTCTTGACGGTTATCACGGTTCCCGTAATGTCCCACTCCATTTCGGCATTCTCGCATACCGTTTGGAGTGCTGCCATGCAATTACTATTGTCAAAGCTCAAATCAAGGATACTTCCGTTCTGAATGGTTCCAAGGGTAAATTCCGGATAGTCCTCGTTCAAGGAATCAATCAGCAATGTCATGAAGTCGCTGACCTCTCCATGGTAGGCAAATGTTGTCGCTCCTTCGTCCGTTATGATGGAATTGTTCAGCTTATATCCTTGAAAATAGAACGTAAGCGGATAGGTAAACACTCCGTTACTTTCCTCTATATCAATAGGCCCGAAAATCTCGTACTTTTCATTCCCGACTAAAACATAGTCGCCTATCTTTAAGTCAAGATCATTCTTTGACGAAATAGTGAACGAAACATATTTATTTCCGCTTAATGACTTCGAGATGGTATCATCAACGACAAATTCGTAAATAACGGTATTATCTCTATATATGCTATATCCTTTCATTCGATATTACGATTAATTTGCAACTGAAATCAGCGTATACTTTCCCGATAGAAAAAACGTTTTGTACAGAAAATCCATTCGTGCAAAAACATTTAATCTCTCTTTCTCTGTAATTGATAGTTCTTATTCCGGCTTTCCCAAATAGGGCATATAATGATTTGATTCTCTCCTTGAATTGCTCTGTATTTTCAGCTATTATCATACCGGAAACGGTTATCTCCGTCTTCTCTTGCCCTCCTTTTGAATAAAGTGAATAAGACGGATTTTGGGTTGTGCTCAACGATTTTGGCGCACCGATTCCCTGATAGTTTGATATTTCTTTCAGATATAATCCGAAAGAAGTCCATTTGTATCCGTCAATCTCCCCGTTTTCGGTGGGAGAGGGGAGTGTCCCAGATAAATTAACAAGAGGTTCTATGAATTTAATCGTTATTTTGCAAGCCGATTTTGTAAAGGTTTCGATGGTCGTACTTTTGCATTTTACACTCCAGCTTCCCCATTTGCATGACAACGTAAATAACTCCGGCAACTCGTTCATGAAATCATTTATTAAAGGAAGAGAAGAGTCAGAATCAGACACGATATTTCCTGTTATTGAAATATCCCGGCTGTCAAAATCCATATCTTCACTCTCCACATAAGGCTCCACGCTGTTGTCTGTAACCCAATCGTAGTAAGTAGTCCCTTTTCTTTTCGGAAGATTGAAGCATCCAGAAATGGCAATATTGCCATTTGATTTTGTTGGAATTATCCCGAATTGGGAAATAGGAGTATTATTAATATAATATTCTGCCATGCCGTCCGGTGTTGGGTGGTATGTGTCATCACATACTGATGCAAATATAATTATTATTTAGAATTATTCAAAATAAAAATCCGTCATCTTGCGTATCTTTTACTTGATTCACTTTCAATTGTTCGTAGTCTTCCGTCCATGTTTTTCAATGTGTTGTGCATATCAGACAAGACGGAAGTATTATTCGCCGTTTCTCCGGTATTCCTCGCTATCGTGTTCAGTATGGAGTTGCATGTGGCCATTGTAGACTTGTATGTTTCATGAAATATCGTTGTCTGCTGGCTGATAGCCTTTAATGTATCGTAGGAACCTCTCCATATTCCCATTGATTCATTTGCAGTTTTCTCCGTAATTGTTTCGGATATGGTGCCGGTTTGGCGTTTTAATTCTTCCGGAGAACTTTCCCAATTAAAAGTTTTAGCCAAATTATCCCGGTCTTTAATCATATCTTGGATTATATCTTGATAATCATCCCTCAATTTTTCTGCCTCTTTTGCAGTAATCTTATTTTCGCTTTCTGCTGCTTCTGTCCAACTTTTATACAGATTTTCTATTCTTCCCTTGTACTGACTTGCGATTAGACCGGCTATAATCGATTTTCGCAAATATCCTTCAAAGTCATCACACATATCTTCAAAGGAAGCATCCATATCCGAAAGTGAATCAATAAATCCATTATAAAAACTATCGAAGGATATGCCAGTTAGTGCTTCTTGCAATGTATTCGCAAGTTCCTTGGCTTCATCGTTGCAGTCAATGATTGCATCTAAATTTTCAGTTATTTCAGAAGGTATTTTACTCCACGCTTCGGGGAAATCTCTTCGTATAATCTCTAACTGTTCCCCAGATAATTCATACATTTGTTGTACACTGGAAATATTTTGTCCTATAGACTTTGAAATATCATTCCATGATTTCTTAAGCCTTTCGTTGGCCCGGTAAGCATAACTATGTGAGCCTGCACTTGATCCTGCTTTACCTCCTACTTCCGCTAATCTTCTATAATTTTCTATTTGCTTTTCTAGCGCTTCGTTAGCTTCTTTCGCTGCCTCTACCGATGCAAATCCACCTCCAAATACAATTTTTTCCTTTGATTTATCAATGATTTTTTTGTATAGATCATTTATAGCCTCTAGTTGTTCTCTTAACGCCTTATATTGTGCTACTCCGTTATCTGATCCTAACCCGAATATACTGCCAATCGTTTTTGTAACGCCTGCTAATGTATGAATTACACCAGTTACAGCACTCATTGGCTTGGTTATATCAATTTCTGCTAATCCATCCACTACCTGTCCCAATCCGCTTAATGCTCCAGAAATAGATTCAGGGATTTCAATGCCTAAATTAGTAAGCATATTTACAAGATCATTCCCGGCAGAAATTACTTGCTGACCCTGTTGTCCTATTGCATTAACGGATTGTGTTATTTTACTAAGGGATTCAGCTCTTTTCTTCTCAGCAGCGGAAAGATTTTTTACAGCTCTTTCTTTTGCCTCTGGATTGTCAGCTTTATCCATCTCTTTTTTTGCCTTTGTAACCTCCTCTACTGCTTTTCTGTAATCTCTATATCCGCTTACTAATTCTTCAAGGGGCTCTCTGTTTGTAATAGTTGCGTCAAGGTTTTCAAAGGCATCAACAACAGTTTTAAAATCTTCTTTACTAATAGAATCATCTACCGTAGAAAGGTATTCCTTTATTTTGTCCCGGAGTTTTTTTAAAGCATCAGTAGATAATTTGTCAAGATTACCGAATACAGATGACCAGTCGATTTCTTTTTGAAATTGTTCAAGGTCAAGTCCGGATAATTCGGTTTTCTTTTTTTCTTTTGCTACCCGGATGGATTCTTCAAGCCTGTTTCTTTCGCTTTCTTCTGTTGTTTTTGCAAGTTCTTCTTGTAGCTTTTCAATATCTTTATTATATTTTCTTTCTATATCAAGGCGTTGTTGCTGGTATGACTGATATTGTTTTAAAAGTTCGTTTAATTCATCGGTCTGTTTTTTGTACACATCAGATTCGTCTTGTTCTCTTTTTCGCTTTACAGTAGAATAAGACGTAGAAATTTGCACTGTTTGCTCAGTCGTGAGTGTTCCGCCTTGTTTTGCCGCCCAATCGTCAGCAAGTTTTTTAATTTCAGCAATCTTTTCCTGATAGTCTAACCGGATTTGTGCAAGTTCTTTTTCTGTACCTTCCTGCATAAGGTCGATTTGGGCTTGCTGGTTTTGCTTACGGAGAAAGAGAAGTTCTTCATCAATTTGCTTGATTGTTTTGATTCTTTCTTCCTCTGCTTTTTGGGTAGCTTTAGAAGCTCCGGTTATAGTTTCTTTTTCTTTTGTAAGCTGGTCTATCTGTTTTTGATAGTCATTGAATTGTTTATTTGTTGTTGATGTTTCCTGAGCTTCTTTGAGGGTTTTTATTTGTTCTTCATACCATTTTACGGTTTTTTCTACAGATTTTGCATGTGCTTCCGCTTCTTCTTTTGCCCGGCGTTCGGCGTCTTCCTGGGCTTTTATATCAGAATTTACTTTATTCAATATAGAATGCTGTCCGGCCAACTTGTCTTGTAATTCTTGAAGTTGCTTATTGGCTCTGATTAATCTTTCACCACGCCCCTGTACGGCATTTTTATTTAGAAAGTCAATTTGCTGCTTAATTGAATTAATACTTTTTTCTGTTTCTTTTATACTTTCTTCAGATTGTGCTTTTGATCGTTCTCTGGTCGCTTTTGCAAGTTGATTATTTAATTCTGTCAGATTTATCACCTTTAAAGCCTCCAAATTCATGTTATCAAAATAACCTGGATACATTTTTCTTAAACTATCTAATGCAAGTTGTCGCGCAGCAATGGATTGGTTCTCGTCCCTTGTAATAGTTATAAATGTAGCTGTATCATCTGCATTTTTTTTACTTTCTTCATTGAATTTCTTTAGAGCATCAGTTGCAGCATCTGTTTTCTTTGTGAACTGATATAAGGCTGTACCAACACCAATTAGGACTGTAGCCAATAAAACGTAAGGATTTGCCTTTGTAGCAAGATTGAAAGCAATCTGGGCATCTTTTGCCGTCCGGATCGCTTTAGCAAGGGAAATCCATGCAGAGATATTTTGAATCGTAACGGATACACGTTGCGCAGCAGCTACGGCTATCAATGAGGCTTTGTATGTTCCGTAGGTAGCAACAAGTACCTTTAATATACTTAATACTTTTTCGTAATTTTCAACAAGATATGAAGCTCCAGAAATTGCATCGGAAATAATACCTTCATTCGCCTGTCCGATTTCGTTAAACATCATATCTATCGCATCACCAAGATTTGATATTTGACCTATGATTGTTTTTGATTGACCCTCCATCAAGGCATAGAATTTACCCCCCTCGTTTGTCATTCCCTCAAATACTTTTTTAATGTCATCAAACCCAATTTTTCCGGCCGTCACCATGTCATTTATTTCGCTTGTAGTCTTTCCATACATCTTGGAAAGCTCTTGAAGGACAGGTATACCAGACGACTGGAATTGTAACATATCTTTTGCATACAATCGACCTTGTACAGCCGTTGTTCCATATAGGAATGTTAAACGTTCAAGCGGCAATCCAAGACCGGCAGCTACATTTCCTAATCTTATAAGAGTATCGTTTATTTCATCAGCAGCAAATCCGTATGCAAGCAACTGCCTTGCACCGTCTGCTACTCTTTTTAAATCAAAAGGTGTTGTAGCGGCTGTTTCGACTAATTGATTCATAAGGTTTAGGGCGGGTTCTTCTGCTCCTAAAAGAGTTTTAAATGCAACTTCCAATTGCTGAAACTCGCCACGCGTCATAGCTATTCTTTTTACTATGTCCATTCCAAGATATGCCGTAGCAGCTTGTTTCATTCGCATCCATGCCGTGCTGATAACATTTCCGGATTCATCGGTTATCACACCCATCTTTGTTACTTCTTTCCGGTATTCTTCCGCCTTGCGCCTCATGTCGTTCAAATCAACATTGACACGTATATTCATTTGTCCGTCTGCCATAATTTAAAATATTTGACTTGCGTGTACTTGTTTCGGTTTGTCTTTATCGGTGGAGTAGGAGGGTTGGCACTTTAATAACATTTGGATATTTAGCCAGCTTATTTCATGCAACACTTCATGATAGCTTAACCCTAGGCCTTTCATGGCGCCGAATATTATTGCCCAAGGACTGTCGTTTTTGTCTTCTTCGTCAGATTCAAACCTTGAAGGAAAATTATATTGGTCAAAAAAAAAGGAGAGTTCAGGCGTTCTACATACAACTCCTGCAATTCGGTCATTGCCTTTTCATCGAGATTGTTACGGATAAACTTCTTGTTCTCTATCCTGTCCTCTTCATTTCTATATAATACGATAAGGGCGATGTTCAATTGCACTTCGAGATCGTCAAGGTGGTCTAACATTACCGTCAGCACGTCCTTCCCTTGGTCTTCCTCCGAAATGCCTTTTAGCTCTGCTATCTCCGCTGATATATCAATAATCTGACCGAGTGTGAGCGGTTTTACTTTCAGTTCCTCGCCTCCAATATGTATTACCGTGTCCTTTTCATTTATTTCTTTTGCTACTTGTTGCTCTAATGTTTCCATGTCTATAAAATTAGAGGGGGATTTATTTCCCCCTCATTAGTAATTAGGCGGAAACCACCTGTTTTCTTCTCGAACCCGGAATCTGCTTGTTGTCTTTATTGAAATTCGCCATGATGGTACAGGTCAATTCGAGGTTAGACAACCCGGATTTTCCCACAACACCGGTTTCTTTTACAACGACTTCAACTTTTGCCCACTGCCGGATAATACCGGGATATTTATCGGCTGGCATGGTTTCCAATTCCACAGCCTGCGGAGGTAACATGAAAGAAACCGGCTCAACTTCCCAGTCTTTGTTCGGGTCACTTTCTCCTGTCGGCTTTTGCCACCCAAGGAAATATTTAAATGCCTCTTCCGACATATCATTCGTAGACACCGTAAATGAGCGTGTGCCTTTTCGCGTCTGTATGCTCATAGCAATGTCTTCCACCTCTTCCCATTCAACATCCAATTTTTCCGGATCTTCCTGATTCATGTTGAATGAATCGGGAACAATCATTTTCATGTCGTATAACGATGCTGATGCCTCGGAAAAGTCCGGAAAAGAACCGGCATTTTCTCCGGTTATAACTGCCGGCATAAACTTTAGGCTTTTAATGCCATATACAACTCTATCTGCCATAATTATAGATTTAAATAAGTTACTTTTACTCTTAAATTTCTGAAATGCGTACCGTTGTCTTCCTTGTAATCCTTGCTTGACACAATGGAAAACTGGAATCCACTGTAATTCGTGTAATACTGACCTGTCGCGTCTTTATTTCTTCGGAATATCGGCCTTATCTCGTTGTAAGCACTATCAAGCCGTTTGGAGTTCTTTATGCCTTGTACATCGGGGATATGGATATTGACGTTTACGATAGAAGAATTGAACAATCTTTCTTCGCCAAATTCAAGCGGAAGGATTTCGATGTATTCTCCCCTATAATTAGGGTCGCGTGTATCTTCCTTAAAAACTCTTAAATTAGAGTTTTTCAGAAGATTATATACTTCCGTTTCCAACTCGCTCTTTTTCATTTCTTGAATCCTGCTTGTTTTAATATCCTGTCGATAACGTCATTTATCTGGCTTACTAAATACGATTCGGTTTCAGTCAAGACATTATATCCCTTTGCTTCGACATACTCTGCGTAATTCATTCCGGCAACGATGATAAGTGTGTATCCTGAGCCGGAAGACTTTCCAAGCTCTTCCGCGTATTTTTTCCCCTCACTTATACCTTCTCCATTGTTTCCCTCCGGACCTGAAATAGATTCAAATCCTCCTACATCAATAATATCACCGTCTTTTGCCAGCACATAACCGATTGAACTGCGCAAATTACCTGTCCGGTCTGTGAAATTTCCGTATGATTTCGCATGAGCTACAGCCTTTCCCCCGACAACGGTTTTCAATGTGAATTTTATTGCCTCTTCCACACGGCCAATTGATTCATCAAGTATGCCAAGAACTTGATTAAACTCGTTTTTACTATATGATAATCCGCTTTTCATGTCTTTATCACGTAGTTAAATTTTGTCGATCGGCTATCGACTACCGTAGCCTCAACTTCGTTCACGGTCTTATCTTTCTTTGTCAATCTTATTGTTGCCCCTTTTTTAGGCAGCTTTCTAGCATCAAAAGATTTAGGCAGGTAGACGTTGAAAGAATAGATATAAGTCCCGCTAAGCGAATATGAGTTGTTCTCCTCAATGCGGCAATCGGACAAAAACTCAAACCCTCCACCGTCTTCTCCTCCTCCACTGTCTCCACCTCCGAATATCGGGTCTCCGTTCCCATCATAGTCAATCGAACCAGGTGTTCCTCCTCCTGAGCTTGACGTTGATAACTCTATTTTGTCCGGATAATTGTACATCAATAATACGCTGAATAGTCCTTAATTGTGTTATTTTCCTTTGTCATGTCCGGTTCTCCGAGTTCAGACGCTAACAAGGAATACCATAACAAAACACTCTCCATGTTCCATGATGTGGATGCTCCCCCCTCGCTCATATTCGCTACCGGAATGATTTGTGAAAACTCCTTGTACATCGCCATTTTGGCAATCTTGGGGTCTACATCTTCATCCGGCGTAATATTCTGATTCAACATTATCACATTAATCTCTTCCGGAGATATATAGAACTTGGATAATGTAGCAGTTATGTATTCCTTGTAGGTCATATTACATCAATTTTAAGCATCCTTGGTTTTTCTTCCCTTCCCGGTTGTATCCTCTTTCTCTTCTTCGGTTGTATCCTCTTTCTTATTAAAAGGCTCAACCAAACCAAGTGCAATAAGTTCATTCCCACGCTCTTCATTGAGCGTAATGACATCCCCGGCTTTATATAACCGGGAATAGTCATATTTGTCTCTGAAATCCGATAAAATCTTTACTTTCATGCCTGTACGGTTGTGGTGTCCATAGTATAAATTCTATCAACGTTCGCGATTACAGGAACGACACGAGCCTGTGAAGTGGTGTATTCGCGGAGAGAAGGACGATTTTCCCGGTATTTGGAAACGAGCAAATACTGGTCTACCGTCTGATAGTTTACTCCCTGTACAGGGTGATTCATTTCTGCGAGACGCGACCACACCAAGGAGCCTAACTGACGATCACAAACAAATACAATCATCCCTTTCTTCCATGGTGTATTGTTTGTCTGTGTCCCGTTTTTCTCCGTCTTGATAGTCCTGTCAACTTTAGTAACAGTGAAATTAAACTTACTTGACATTACCCTGTTTGCCTGGGTGTTGTCAAGTACAGGGATATTGGTACCGACGAAACCCTGCAAAAATGCGAACTGCTGGCGTACCTGGTCGGATGCGTTGAAGTTGTCAAACCATGCTTGGTCAGCATAAGCTCCGATGATAACATTGCCGTCTTGTTCAGCTTTTTTAAGAACTTTCCGGATATCATCAATCGGCTTTGAAGTTGATGTGTTTCCTTCCCAAACGACCTTAACGCCGAATTTATTTTCGGTAAGATATCCGTAATCCACACGTACACCGGTGCCTATATTGTCGGTATCTGCCAATGCCACACCGGTAGACAGGCCTTGCAAGAACATCAATTCGATACGCTCCCAGATACCGGCAATCACGCGCGGAGTGTCCTCGAAGATTTTGGCGATGATGGTTTTTTCATCAAATCCCTGTGCGAGTAACGTATCAATGTCCGTCATCTGCTTTTCGTTAAGGAACAATTCCATGCCCATCTTTGGAAGTTCTCCGCTTGCTTTCTCCAACGAATCACGCTTTTTCAACGGAAGCGGTGAATCCATTGCAACCACATCGGCGGCAACCCGCGTATATTGTCCCGTAAGGGATGCCCAACGGCCATCTACTGAATAATCCGTTTTAAGCAACTGCTTGAACATATAAGACAGCTGCGTCTGATTCTTGTCGTTCAGTTTTTCCACAATAGCCAAAATCAGCTTCGGGAAGTTTTTCTGAATCAAATCAAAGTAAAGTGATTTTTCCATGTCTTAGTCCTCCTGATAATCGATTAACGGTAATGCGGTCTTCAATGCGGTGATAAGATCGGCACTCATGGTGTATGGTGCTGCTTTTGGGTTGATGGTGCCTCGCGTCATGATAGCGGCAAACGGTTTGCTTGCCGGGATGGTTGCTACGAGAACCCCACAATACTTCGACGTTGATTCACCGTCAAGTGGGGTATATGCTGCCTCGCTGACAGGCAGAGGCTGAATCTTGCCGTCTGACGTTTCAATAAGAATGTGTCCGGCTTTTACAAATTTCTCCGTGTATCCTGTCAAGTCAAGCGAGCGACCGCCACGGATGCCGTCAAAGTAATTCACGATAACGATATTGTCGTTACCGGTAATGACTCCTTGTGGCTCATTCACTAAATTTACTACTGTCATTTCCTTCTGATTTTAGATTAATAAACTATCCGCAATTTCCTTGGCTTGCTCTTGAGTGATTTCGCCTTTGTTTTGCGGAAAACCACCTCTTTCCGGAATGCCTTTGTCTACCATGTGCTGTTTATAGGCGGTTAGATGTGACGTAATCCCAGCGTTATCAAGTTCTGCCGGCACGTTGAGATACTTCAAGTCTGATTCGTCGATACCCAGCCTTTTGGCTTCGGAAGAGATAAAAGTGTTCCGGTCGGTATCTGCCTTGTCTTTTTCGTAAGATTGGATTTTCTCTTGAAAAGGCTTGACCGCTTCGGCAACTGCCGCCGCAACCATGGCTTTAATGTCGTCCGGTTTGGGTTCATCTTTCTTGCCAAGATCGCCCTTCTTGTCCTGTTTGGCTTTCAGTTCGTCGTACTGCTTTTGAAGTTCGGATTTCTCCGTCCTTACCTTGTCTACATCGCCCTGGAATGCTTTCAGCAAGGGTTCAACCCCTGCGATTGCTGCCTCGATTTGTGATTCTTCTGTGACGGTTTTAGATAAGTAATCAGCCACCCCGTCAAAAGCTTTTTCGCCAAACCCTAAGTTGGAATACTTAGTTTTCAGTTGAGATAAGATTTTTGTTTTCATTCGTGATGAATAAAAAAAGGCAAACGTCCGATAGTATAAATACAACTATCAGGCGCTTGCCTTTTCTGTTAGTAATTCCGTTATTTTAATGGGCAGTGTACATCATCATACACCTGATAGTATTGCAAATGTACACATTATTTTTATTTAATCCAAATAAAAATTACAAATCTTTGAACACCTTTGGATAAATGAAATACTTTTCCGCATATTTAGGATTATTTGTGACGTAGTAGGGTAGGGCACTCCATCCCGATATTTGTTTTTTATGAGTTTGTGACCATTTGATGAACTTATCTGGTATGTCGGTTATCATCTTTGGTTTTACCGTTGTCGGTTCTTTGCCGTCTAATATCGCTTGCGTCATAGCGGCAATGTCTTCTTGTGTAGCGAATATCGGCGTCATGATACATCGGCAATGCGGATGCCATCCGTACCATACGAAATCTTTTGGGTACCTGCCTTGTGCATAGTCGCATATATCAATAAATGGCTCCGGCTTTCCTGTTTTCGGGTTCTTTAGCGTGTGGTTGTTCGATAATCTGATTTGAAAGCCTACAATTACTGGATTGTTTTGATAACTTTCCCATTCAGCCATCCGGTAAGAATTGTTTATTTCTGTTGCTGCAAGTCTTCTTGCGTTCATGTAGGAAGACCGATATACGCCTTGCCCGGGGTGATATTGCTTCGCCGCTTTGCTTAGCTTCAATTCTCCGGTTTCCTTGTCCCTTATTCGGCGGAATAGTTTTTTCGGTTCTTGTAGATATTCCCTTAAATCCTTGCTTAGTTTTTGCGCCGATTCTCCGTTTGACACGGCAAGTTGTACGGATTCTTCAATTTGTGCCTTTATCCCGTCTTTCCATACCCTTGTGGATATGTCAAATTTATCTTTATTGAATTTAAAGGCATCCATCGCCTTATTCCGGTGCTTAAACAATCCGGATTTCCGCAAATTATCGGCTAATTCTGTAGAAATCTTGCTTAATACAAGCGTTTCCGTGACTTTTTCACCAATTCTCCATGCAGTTTCTTGGGCCGACGTGACAATAGAGTATATTTCATCGATAAGTTTGTCTATTTTCCCGTCGATGCCTTTTATTCCGTTAATATCAGAGAAAGATTTCAACTTTTTACCGGATAGATACGATTTAACACCCGGAATATTCGCTATTGCCTTTGAAAATTCGGAATAAAGACGCTTCAAACGTGCTGCAGTCTGTGCGTTTAATTCAAGCAACAGGTTATATAACTGCTCGGGTGTTAAATCGTCTGTCTTCATCTTTTCTTTCTTCTTTCTCTTCTCTTTGTTTTGCCATCCGGATATTCTTCAAGATACGAATTTCTGAACACGGAGAGGACATGAAGCCAAAATCGGTATAAATTATTCCTCTTCTTCATTTTCTTGGTCCCGTTGAAATTCCCCTAATAAGGAGCCTTGCGCCTCAATCTGTTGTTCCTGCCTTTCCTTTATCTCCTTCAGAATCTTGTCAAGCTCGACACTCGGGTCATTGATATAGTCGATTAACGTAAGTGCGGTTTCCCGGCTTATCAATTCAGAGCTATAAAGATTTATAATGTCTGCTATCTTTTCGCTTACATCGTCCTGAAATGGTTCGGCAAGCTGGCATGAAACCGAAAGATTTTCAACTTCTGACTTTAAAGATACGTCAAGCACATTCCCGATAATCGCCTTTATAATGCTTGCTTCTCGCTCATGTGCAATGTAGTATATCTCCATATTCTTCGCCCTCTTCATGTAGCCTAATGCCATAGCCCTTTTTAACGCCCTGCCTGTCGGTGCGCCTGCTGCTACAAGTGCGTCAAATGATAAGTCCGGCGTCATAGATAGCATATAGATACACTTTTCGAGGTCTTTAATCTCTTCTCTTTTCAAATCGACAGCCGTATCTACGGAAAGATAGTCAAATTTGCTGTCTTTGCTCGGTACGCCGACCACTTTACCGCCTCCTGCTTTTTCAGTGTCCGGCAATCCTGCCGTGTCTTTTTTGCTCTTTAAAGATTCGGCAACGTCAGCAGACATAACTAGTATCGGGTCGGCAACATAATCGTTTACATCGGAAACACGCGAACGGAGAGCCTCAATTCTATCTATTAAAGGCTGAATGCCGTACCAAGCCTTGTTTTGTGTGACATATATAACAGGGATTTTCCCTATATCGTTTTTTTCTGCTACAACTTCCCAAGCTCCATTTGTTTTTTTGCATCGGTAAATAATAGTCGGGTAGTATATATCGAAGTGGTAAACCGTTTTTACACCCTCCAACAGGTAATATCCATGCCCGAAAGAAAGCATGTTGTCGTATTGGTCGAAGAGCGGCCTTAATTCATCCCCTTTGCTTTTTGCGAGGACTTTAACACCAACCTTTTTCTCTCCAGCATCATTTTTGTAAACATAGTACAATTTTGCCGCCTCTGTTTCCGCGCCGGCTAATCTCTTAAACTCCCTCTGTGTGGTGTTCCATCGCGTGTTTTTCAGTACATCGGAATAAACTTGGAAAGCTCTATCCGCTCCGTCTGAATCCTGCTGCCATGTCGGAGGGTTCCCATACATGAATGTCAGTTCTATTTCATTGATGATTTGCTGATAGGGAGCTGATAGTTTTGCGAGGACTTTAGGAGGTCTCCCGATTCTAATTTTGTCTTGTTTACGCATAATCTTATGCGTATCCGGATTGTACTCTAAAATAGCCTCGTTTACCTCTTCGTCCCTGTTTTGTAACAAAGAAATGACCTTTGAAATGTCCCTATCCCGGATCAATTCTTCAACAGTCCGATTAATCCCTATAGCATTCTGAATAGTGTTTGATGCCGAATTGAAAAAAGTAGATAATAAATTCATGGCTCGCCGTTCTGTTTTGGGTGCCTTGTAACATCACAAGACAATGCAAATATAGTGATTTTCAGTTATAATATATCAATATCAAACTCATCTTTGTCGTAAAATACTTTCCGGTCGTAAATATGTCCTAATATTTCAGCAAGCACCCAATATCTTACTGCGTCAATGGCATGGTTGAACTTGTCAATCGGTTCATTTAGCCATTTTCCAGCCTTGTCTTGCAAGTAGGTATAATTATTAAACTCCTTTATTACATTCGAACTTCTGCGAGTAATACATATCTCGTATTCTTGCATTTTTTGAATGCCGGCCATCACACTACCTTTGAACTTCTCAACAGGGTAGATGTTTATTCCAGCATTATATATTTCTTGAATCAGTCGAGGATCTGCACTTTCGGAAATAACTCTCATCTTCGGCACGCCTTTGAACTCTTCTATTATGTCGCCGGCTAACATGTGCGTCTTATAGCATATTTCATCTATGTATAGCTTATTGTCAAGCAAACCAACATCCACTATAGCTGTAGGGTCATGAGTATATCCGAAGTCGTTAGCGTATCCGCGCTTCTTGCAATAATCTGGTATTGAATCAACTAACGTGTATTTGGGGAAAACAAGCCCCTCTACTTGGCATTGCAATCCAAGCCCGTAAACCCTCCATAGGGATTCATTCTTATATTGTAAGCTCTCTATTTCATCGATGATTGTTTGTTCTAGAAATGGGTTATCCTTGTATGTAGTGATGAAATGGTAGGTGCGCGGGTCTCTATTTATTTCACAAAGCCAATGGTCGTCAGAGAAAGATGGATTATAGTCAATGATGGCAAACTTTGTCGTTCTCATTTTAAGCTGCTGCCATTCAATAAATGATATTTCGTTAGCCTCATTCACGAATAATATGTCGCGCTTACGCCCTCTTATCTTCTGCTCATCATCAGTAGAGAAAAAATCAATCCATGATCCGTTGGGAAATGTATAGATGAAGTCTGTTTTGTTCATACATCCTCTCTCATCATATATTCCCATATTCCGCATTATCTCCTTGAAATCAACAAATACGGTAGCCTTTAATGCCGGAAGTGTCTTTCTGACGATAGATAATCTTAAACCGGGATTCTGTAATAAATAGGTGATAAGTCTTATAAGGATGTTGTATGTCTTACTCGAACGACTGGAGCCTTGCGCCGATATCGTGGTATATTTGCGCTTTTTTTGTCCGTCTACAATATCAAACTGATTAATAGCATTATCAACAATGGAGAATATTTTAGTAGTTTGTATCTTCATGTTCTACATCCTCCCTTTTGTCAATAATCTCGATGTCGATTTTGGGGATTAAGTCTTTCCCGTCCTTTCCTGTTATCTCTGTTGTGTTTGGAATTTTTCCAAATATGCGTTCTGTGATGTCGTTTAAGGTTTTGACCTCTCCACGTCCAGAATCTTTATACAATGCCCGGCACACGTTTACAATCCAAATCGGCGTGTTTTCATCTTCTGCGATGCTATTTATCTCTTTCTTGGTGCATTGCATCAGATAGGCAATAACATCTTTATATTCCTCGTGGGATATGTTGTATTTCTTTTTGGCGATGGTGTATAGCTTGGGTTTTCTGCCACGATTTACAGGCTGATTGTCACTTGTAAAAAGTGTTTTATATCCTTTTTTATTTCCTTTCTCAAATTTTGCCATTTTTCGCCGTTTTTTCGCCGTTTTCAATAATTATTCATCTAGAAGCACGGGTCGGGATGTCCTTGTTGGACAGTAATTGTGTTATTGTGCTATCGGTGAGGGCTCTAGATATCTTTGCCGTAGTTTATTTCTTTATTGTCATCTCTTTGCTTTTTTATATATCTTAATATCCATTCCTACTGACCTTGCAACAGCAACGGGACGACTACTTAAAAAAGATATATTATTTTTTAAGTCGTAGTATCCAATATCAACAGGCTTTGAATGAGGATAATATACCTTTCCGTACAGTCTTTTTTTGTCGTTTTTTTCCCATAATTTCCATTCTATAGTACCAACAGGTTTACCATGAATGTCTATATGAAGTTCTGGGACCTCAATAATTCCATCTTTTGTATTATATGTTTTAAATCCTTCCCTTTGTTTTATTGTTTTCCCTCTGCTACTTGATGAACTACTACTTCTAACTTCTCCGCTTGTTTTAGCCATTTTCACCTCCTTTTTTTAACTCTGTTAGCCATAAACTGCTCCACATACAGCACATTATTCTGTATGCAAAGCTCTTTTATCTTATCTCCTCCGCCGTAAACCATCATGTTAGGATTATCTTTCCCTGATATTTCACGGGTGATTTGGATTTCTTCTTTCAAATATTCTTGTCTGTCGGCATATCCTCGTGTGAAGAATGCGTTATATCCGTTAGGGATGCCGAGACGGTTGTACTTCTGAAATTTCCTCGATACGTTCAGGTCGACATAAATATTGGCTCCGCATTCTTGCCAATATCTGGCAATCCACCTCTTTTTATATATTTGTTGTAAACCGTAGGCGATAGGGGTTGTATCGAATAGAGACAAGTTGGGCTCTACCAAATCCGTACATCCGCTATTCAGTACCTCGTTAGGATTCTTCCATATCGCTTCAAACCGATAATCTTCCACATAAAAATGATAGGTGGATATGCCTTTCTTCGCTCTTTTATCACTTCCCCATCCAGAGAAAGGCAAAAGAAGACCGCTTTTGGGCTGTCCGTCAATCTTTAGGTTGGGTATGTCAAATTCATTATTGCTGTCATAAATCCGATCGCCCAACATCATCGCATAGTAATCGGCATTTTCATCCTCTTCTTCCTCATCCTTTTTCGGATCTTTGCTTTTTTTCTTCGGCTCTTGCCATACATCAAATCCCCAATCGTCCAATTCTTCCATATCCCATTCATTGGCTATCATATCCCAATCAGTTTCACCGAATGAATTGTTATCTTGAATCACTATTTCACGGAGTTTCTTTGTAGGCATGTCCTCTGGAAGAATACATACAGGCACTTTTTCCCATCCTAATTCAGAATAAGCATTTAGGCGCATATTACCACCCAAGGCAATATAATTTCCGTTGAGAGGGTAGACGATGATTTCACGGGCTTCTGTCAGTTCGGGAAGAGCCTTTATGGATTTGCATAGTTCCTTGAATTTCTCTTTGTCAATGCGCCTCGGATTTTGCGGTATATCGTTTATCTGTCCCTCATTAGGCAAGACTAAAGAAATATCAACTTTATCATGAATTACTTTTTGTTTCATGCCAGCCGTTCAGATTAGTGTGTGTTGCTACATAACAACAAAACAAAAATAGCGATTATTTATAATAAATCCAAATAACGCATTCAGAGAATATTTTTGAAAGAACACAGTGGCGCACTTCCTAGAGCTAGCCATAAAAATCAACCAAGACTACGTTAATGTCGATCTCGACTTAATAAATAGAGTAAAAGACATTAAGAACAAGAGCAGATTCTTCAATGCTTCCATTCGGGAAAAGTTGGAGCGGATAGAGACATTTATAAAAGAGGCAAACGAAATAGAATAACGAGGTTGATCCCCGTTATCCTACTTTTAAAGTTACAGACTTCCCGCAATGCGGACAGGTAATACGGATACTACTACTTTCTTCTTTAAATAACTCAGGAACCGGTACATCTAAAGCCTTAGCTATTTCGTATAACTTTTGTAATGTAAGATTCCGGTTCAGCAGCATAGATAAACCAGGCTGTGTTATTCCCATCCGTTTGGCTAACACCTGCATGGTTATTCCTTTCTCCTTTGCAATCTCTTTTACTCTTAGCATATATGTTATATTTAATATTATCGACAAAGATAGATAAATAATGTATATCCGGAAAGAATTTTATATTTTTCAATACATAAGTGAAAAATATTTTTGTTTTTTCTTGTGTAATATTAATATATGTGTTATATTTGTATCGAAATAATAATACATGATTTTAAAAAATAAGGCTATGAAAATTTATAACTACAAAACAGGTAAGGCAGTTTTCGTAAACAACGAAAAAATAGAAATTAGTAATAAGGTTGCTGAAATTTTGGAAAACTACACTATGTTTCCTGAAAACATGTATCAGGATTTGGGTATTGAAAAACGCCCGTTTGTACAGGATAAGGATGGAGACGTATTAAAAATGGCAGAATCTACCGAAGTGGAAAATTTCGAAAGTAATGGAGAAAATAACTTTAATGTTACTTTTATGCTCTACAAAGGGGTTGTATTTGGAGTTTACGGTGAATATGAGGGACAGGATGCAAGCTGTTTAAGACAGTTTGATCTGAATCAGGTTTATAATGAATTTAAAAACACAAACAAATAA